CATATATCAACGAGAACCTTAATAAGGTTAAAACCGAGTTAACTGATTTAGTTAAACAAGTTAATGACAAAACAACTGAAATTAAGTTAAACGAAGTTATAACGTTGATAAAGCCAATATCTAACAAGTCGTCTGTAAAAGATGAACATTTAGTAGCATTACTTCAATATCAGCAACTAGCTGAGGAAATTAAGAAAGTAAATGGATAAGAAAAAATTAGGAATTAAACTTAAAAAAGAAACATCGGCCACAGGAACCGGTGCTTCTGTAACTCCAGGTGTTGGTATGGGCGTAGCTACAAAATATGCTTTTAAGAAAAAAGTAAAAGAAGATGCCCCACAACTAGCAGCTGGTAAAGTAAAAGATAACTATGCTGTGTCTCATTTTGGTTTTACTAATGCTCCATCTAAACCAAATCGTTCTTCAAAAGCAATTGACTATAAAGAACTATGGGAAGCAGGTGAATATGAGTCTTTAGCAGATATGTTAGCACAATTAGGTGCTGAAGAAGATGCTGTTAAAGTACTTGTAAAAGCAGTTGAAATGGGAGCTTTAAAACCAACTGATGCTATTGAAATTGTTAAAAAAACAGTTAGCTTAAATGAAGGATACGCTCAGTTTAGAAATGAAACTAAAATGCGTTCTAAACCAGATCAATTCCATCAAGCAGTTAAACAAATAAAAAGAAAAATGAACGAAATCAATCGTATATTTGAATACGTTGATCGTTTAAAAAGTGAATTAAGTGAAGGTGAAGATTTAAAATATAAAAAATATACTGAAAATGCATTCCAACAAATTAAAGAGAGTGCAAAATCATTATTTTTAAAATCTACAAAACTAAAATAAAATGGCAGATAATTTTGACATGAAACAATTCCTAGTTGAAAACAAATTAGGTGCTTATTCTAAATTAAGAGAAAATCCAGAGCAACAATATTATGTTCATGATGAAGAAGGATTAGAAGAACCAATTGGTCCTTTCTCATTAGAACAAGCTAAAGCTGAAGTAATTAAACAAGGTGAAGGCTGGAAATTGATTGATGCTGAAACAGCTAAAGAAATTTGGTCACATTTAGGTGAAGGTGAAGCTGCTTATGAATATGAGAAAGGTAAAGCCGCTGGTGAAAAAGAAGAAAAAGAAAAATTAGCTAAAGAAGATCTAGGACAAGATCGTACTGATGCTGAAGCTGAAAAAATGATGGATTTCTTAGCTGAGAAAAATGTAGAAGAAGCAAGTCAAGGTAGTCTTATGGCTATTGATAGAATTGAAGAAATTGTTAGTAATTTAGCTCGCAATATCTCAACTAGTTCAAATATTCCAACACAAGAAAAAATAGGTTTAGTACAAGCTCTTAAAGAATTAAAAGACTTAGTTGAAGATTTAGGTGTTGAACTTGAAATGAATGAAACTAAAAAACCAGTAAAAGAAGGTGAAGATATTTTCGCTGATATTGAAGATGATCTTATGCATGGAACTGATAGTAAGAGAGATCAAATTGAATACTTACAAGAAGTTATTGACTGGTGTCAAAATAAAATAGAGAAAATTAAAGACACTAATATGGATGAAGCTATGGGTGGTAAAAATCCAGAAGGTGATAAATTAGTATTACGCTTTTTAAAAGGTGTAGCTAAAAAATTTGACTACCCTGTAGCACAAGCTGCTATATTTGTTAAAGATACAATTAAAAGTTTAGGATATTAATTATGGCAAAAGCAATAAGAGGCGAAAGCCGCAAAGTTACATTTGGTAAACGTAAAGGCGGTAACGCTAAAAAATCATATAACAAACATAGCCCTCGCCCAAAAGCATATCGTGGTCAGGGCCGTTAATATTTATTAGTATGAAAAAACCAATCAACGAAATAGAAAGACTTAAACTTATCGCTGGTTTAATTAACGAAATTAATTATAATGACTCAGTATACGGCGTTAAAAGAACAACATTAACTGAGGGTAAAAAGAAAAAAGAAGTTAAAGAATTATCTATAGACGTTGCTAACCCGTACGAATACCGTATGGGTCTTCAATATGAACTAGAGCAAATGGATGACTATAGTAATGAATCTTTAGAAAAAGCTAAATCAATTGTATTGAAGAACTTAGCTAAAGATGTTAACTTCTATACTACTTTACTTAACCAAGATCAATCACCTTATAAGTTTGAAGCTCCTGAAACAGACAAACCAGGTATGCAAGCTAAAGCTGATGGTTATTTAAAGAAAGAATTAAAGAAAGATGCTAAAGCTAATGTACAAGATACATTAGGTAAAAAAGAAGCAGGTAAGAAAAAACCTAAAGGTGTTAAAGTAATGCCTGATAAAGGTGTAACTGGCTCTGAAAAAACCATTAAAGAGAATCTTATTAATGAGGTAATATTAAAAGTATATCATTATGATCCCTCATCAGGTGATTTAGAAGATGTGGATGTTGAATATTTTAGTTCTGAAGAAGAAGCTAAAAAAGCTGCTTTAGCTCATCATTGGCAAATAGCTTTTGATAATGGAGATACAGATCTTAGTAAAGAAGATTTTATATCTCAAACTAACTTTGATGACTTTGAACCATATAACAACTACGATTATAAAATAGTATCTGATAAAGGTAATATTAAAGAAGGATTAGAAGTTACACAAGATGATAATCAAATACATATATCAGCTGACAGTGGTGACTATAGTGGATTTGTAGAGAAAGATGGTAAGGTAAGTTTTTCTTTAGATTTTGAATTTGATATGGATAGAATAGAGGATGAATTTGGTGAAGAAGGTATTACTGATGATAACTGGAGAGATGTTTTAGGACCAGACCATGCTTTTGTTAAAATTATAGATAAGATTGGCGGTGATATTGAAGCAGCAGGTGATTATGTTATGATCACTGTTGACGCTGATAAATTAAAATCTATTAAAGAAGGATTAGAAGAAGCTTCAAAAGATCCACATGACAAAGCTAAGGTAATGAAAGTGGATGGTAAATTCGAAGTTTATACAACTCAAGATGGTGAAATAAAAACATTCGATAAAGAAGCTGATGCTAAAGCATTTGCTGATAAATATAACAGTAAGAATGTTAAAGAAGGTTCATTCATGGGTGGTGTTGACTTAGGTACTTCATTTGACAAAATGAAAGGACAAATGAATGCTGAAGAAGAATTTAATTCATTAATGTCTAAGTATGACTGGTATTATGAAATGAGCGATGATCCACGTGCTTATGATCGTGGAACAGCTATGAATAGTAAATTAAAGATGTTAGGTAAGCAAATTGGTGTTGATAAAGCTATTGAATTATTCAACTCTAAAGCTCCATCTGATAGAAAAATAACATCTTCTTTCTTTATGGAAGGTGAAGATAAGCATTCTAAAATTAAAGAAGCATTAAAAGCTGCTTTAAAGAAAGCTTTAAAAGAAGAAGATCCAGCTATGGCTAGAATAGAAAAAGACGAAGAAGCCGCTGAAAAAGCTTTAGCACAAATATTAACAAAGAAAGCAGCTGTATTAGCTAAACCAGGAACCCAAGGATAATGAACAAACAAGTATTAATAGAATATTATTCATTTACACCTTCGCCTCGTGCTTTGCATGAGGCAAAGTTGTCTCCATCTAAAAACTTAATTGTTGAAGGTGTAGTACAACGCGCAGATGCTAAAAACCAAAACGGACGTGTTTATCCTAAAGATACATTAGAACGTGAAGTAGAAAAATATATAGCTGGACCTATAGCTGAAAATAGAGCATTAGGTGAATTAGACCACCCAGATTCATCAATCATTAACTTAAAGAATGTATGTCATAACATTAAGTCTTTATGGTGGGATGGTGATGATTTAATGGGTAAAATTGAAGTATTACCTACACCAAGTGGTAATATATTAAAAGAATTATTTTTAAATAATATAACTGTTGGTATTTCTTCTCGTGGTATGGGTTCAGTAAAACCACTAGGTGAAGGAACAATGGAGGTACAAGATGACTTTGAATTATTATGTTGGGATTTTGTTTCAACACCATCAACTCAAGGTGCATTTATGAGACCAACAGGACTAAGTGAAAGTTATGTACCTGGTACTCGTTCATTTGGTAAGTATACTAAAGTAAATAATTTAATTTCAGAAATTATTTGTAGCCAAACAGGTGTTTGCTGCATTAGATAAGCCCCGCTATAGTCTCAGTATTATAGCTCTGAACCCAGCCCCGTAAGGCTGGGTTTCATTTTTATCGCTTTGAGCACTTTTCACATATTTATGAACATCCCACATATGAGATCTCCAATATCTCATTAATTTAACGTTTTTAATCTTATATTGCTTCCCCTACTAATAAGCAATCAAAAAGGAGAAAATTCAGATGACAAATCAAGAATTATTCAGTCAAGCAATTGCTGATGCTAAAGCTGTTCGCGACGCTGCAGTAGCAAATGCTAAAGCCGCTCTTGAAGAAACATTTACTCCAAAAATCATGTCTATGCTTTCAGCTAAATTAAATGAGTTGGAAGAAGAAGGATTAGAAGAGAAAATGGAAAAAGAAGAAGAAGGCTACAAAAAAGAAGAAGGCCATGAAGCCGAAATTGGTTATGGAGCTGCTTCACAAAAACCTCAAATTGAAGGTGAAATGGAAGAAGCTGACAACATGGAAGAAGCTGATCTAGAAGAAATCTTAGCCCAACTTGAAGCTGAAGAAAAAGGCAAGAAAGAAGAAGGCAAAGAAGAAATGGAAGAAGCTAAAAAAGAAGTAGAGGAAGGTAAAAAAGAAGTTGAAGAAGCTAAGAAAAAAGACAACGACAAAAAAGAAAAAGTTGAAGAGTCTTTAGAAGAAGCTGAAGGTGACGACGAAGTTACTGAACTCACTGTCGATGAGCTTAAAGACATTATCCGTGACGTATTAAAAGACGTAATGGGTAGTGGAGAAGAAGCTGGTGAAGAAGAACTTGAAATGGATGATGAAGCTGGTGAAGAAGAGGAAACTGAAGATGAAGAATCTATCAGCCTCGATGAATTATTAGCTGAATTAGACAAAGAAGAAGGTAAGAAAGTTGAAGAGAAAAAAGAAGTTGAGGAAAAGAAAGAAAAAGTTGAAGAAGCCACAGAAGTAGAAGAAGGCATCTCTGATGTTAAAAATTTCTTCTTAAAAGTAGCTGATGACATTAAAAAAGGACTTGGTTTAGCATGTGTTCAAGAATACAATGCTGCTATCAAAGCTGGTAAATCAGACAAAGAAGCAAGAATCATATATGACACTTGCTTATCTGGTGAAAAAGGCGGATTCCAAGGTCCATCTGTTACTAAAGCTACATCTGGTATCGCTGAAAAGAAAGATGAAATGGAAGAAGCTAAGAAAGACTTAGAAGAAGCTATTTCTACTATCAAGACTTTGCAAACTGAACTTAACGAAGTTAATCTCTTAAATGCGAAACTTCTTTATACAAATAAGATCTTCAAAGCTAAGTCTTTAAATGAAGCTCAAAAAGTTAAGGTATTAAAAGCTTTTGATAAAGCTACAAATGTAAGCGAAGTTAAAACTGTTTACAACACTTTATCTGAGTCTTTTGAAACTAAAACTAAAACTACAATTAAAGAATCAGTTGGATTTGCTTCTAAAGCAGTAGGTGTTGCCCCTGCCCAACCGATTGTAGAAGGTGATGCCGCTATTCGCCGTATGCAACAATTAGCGGGAATCGTAAAATAAACAATTTAAAAAACAAAAATTCATTCAAAATGAGTCAAATTCAATCTTTAATCGAATCTGCTAACCCATGGCAGTCACAGCAAGGCGAGGCTTCTCGTTTAGCTAACAAGTGGGAAAAATCAGGTTTGTTAGAAGGTCTTACTGACTACAACAAATCTAATATGGCTGTAATGCTTGAGAACCAAGCTAAGCAATTAGTTGTTGAGCAGTCAAACACTGGAACTGGTGGTACTTTTACTCCAGGAACTGGTGAGCAGTGGGCTGGCGTAGCTTTACCACTCGTTCGTAAGGTATTCGGACAAATCGCTTCTAAAGAATTCGTTTCTGTACAACCAATGAGCTTACCAGCTGGTTTAGTGTTCTTCTTAGATTTCCAATACGGAACTAATAAAGATCCATTCACTTCTGGTAATTCACTTTATGGTACAGCTTACACTCAAGGTGATTCTGGCTTTGGTAACTTAGCTCAGGGTGGTCTTTATGGTGCTGGCCGTTGGGGTTATTCAGTTAACCAATTCTCAGCTTCATTAACTAATGCTACAAATGCAGCTGCTGCTACATTTGATGCTATCAACTGGGATTCTGATTATTCTCAGTCTATTGTTAATAGCAAGATCATTCAAATTTCTTTCACAACTGGTTCAGCTGGTTTCCCAACTAACTTTGATGTGAATGGTGTTCGTGATCTTTATTTGATCGATGGTACTCCTGCTTCTCCAGGAACTGTTATCACTTCAGCTACATTATTACCTCAGTTTACTACAATTGCTGGTGGTACAGTTAAGTTATTCGTAACTGCTTCTGGTGTTGCTGCTGTTAACGCTATCACAGGTGGTATGACTTTATTCTTCAACAAGAAGACTGCTGATAACGCTCGTGGTGATTTCGAAGATGCTGCTGGTGCTGGTTATCCAAACGCAGAAAGCAATACAGAAATCGTAATCCCAGAGATCAATGTACAATTACGTTCTGAGACTATTGCTGCTAAAACTCGTAAGTTAAAAGCACAATGGACTCCAGAATTCGCTCAAGACTTAAACGCTTACCAAAACTTGGATGCTGAAGCTGAATTAACTTCTATGTTATCAGAGTACATCTCTTTAGAGATCGACTTAGAAATCATGGATATGTTAATCCAGAACGCTCCAATCGTTGAACAATGGTCAGCTAAAGTGGGCGGTACTGTAACTGCAGGTTCATCTAACATTGCTTACAACACATCAGGTGTTTATTACACTCAGATGACTTGGTTCCAAACTTTAGGTATCAAATTACAAAAAGTTTCTAACCAAATTCACCAACGTACTTTACGTGGTGGTGCTAATTTCATGGTAGTTTCTCCAACTGTAGCTACTATCCTTGAGTCAATTCCAGGATTTGCAGCTGATACAGACGGTGCAGCTGACAACATGAAGTATGCATTCGGCGTACAGAAAATTGGTCAATTAAACAGCCGTTACAAAGTTTACAAGAATCCTTACATGATCGAGAATACCATCTTAATGGGATTCCGTGGTAACCAATTCTTAGAAACTGGTGCTGTTTATGCTCCATATATTCCATTGATCATGACTCCATTAGTGTACGATCCAAATACCTTCACTCCAAGAAAAGGTATCATGACTCGTTACGCGAAGAAAATGGTACGTCCTGAATTCTACGGTAAGGTATTTATTGCTGACTTACAAGTTATCTAATAAATAACCCTTAGAGTTAAAGAAAGACCCGAGCGCAAGCTCGGGTTTTTTCTTTCATATTTATAGCAAATAATGTTATATGCGTGAACCAAATCGTGAGAGGAAGAATGACATTAAATCTATTAATGCGTTACAGTTAAATGAAGAACAAAAAGAAGCAAAACGATTAATAGTAGAAAATCAAGTAGTAATTATAACAGGTAGAGCGGGATCAGGTAAATCATTAGTATGTGCTCAAGCCGCCTTAGATTTTCTTAAGAAAAAACAAATTAGTTGTATATATAATACTCGCGCAGCTATTGAAGTAGGTAAATCATTAGGATTTCTACCAGGTGATATTAATGGTAAGTTTGATCCATACATGGAAGCATTAGTTGAAAATCTAGTTAAATGTTGTTCAAATAAAAATGAAGTACCTGAATTAATTGAGGAAGGTAAAGTTAAAGCTATGCCTGTACAATTTATTAGAGGTAAAACTATAGACGACATACTAATTGTAGAAGAGGCTCAAAACCTAACTAAAGGCGAAATGTTAGCTATATTAACTCGTTTAGGTAAAACAGGTAAAATAGTGATTAACGGCGATAATGAGCAAACTGATATCAAAACACCTACTGGTGAAATAAACGGGTTATCTTACGCTATTGAATTATCTAAAAAGATTGAAGAAATTAAGTGGATTAAACTAAAAGAAAACCACAGATCTGATTTAGTAGGTAAAATACTTGAATACGAATACGGGAAATAATAATATTTATATTAGAATAATACTAATATAAATGGCGCAAAACCTTACACAATTATACGGGGCTGGTAATATATCAACTGGATTTAGTTCTTTAACTACAGTTAAAGGCAATACCCCGTTTGGATATTTTGATAATGATACAGAATTTGTTAGAGATGCTAGAAACTGTACTGTATTTGTTGCTCAACGTTTAGGTATTACATCTGGTATTGGTGCTGGATTATTTTTAAATTTAAGTGATATTGGTGTTTATGCTGCATTTGAAGAAGCAGTATTGACATACGGTAACATGGTTTACCAATATAAAATCAGAGATAACTATATTAACTTAGAAGGCTCTGAAACAGATGTATTTAACCAATCTAGCACAACTTTAATTAATAGTGTTTCTAACAGAACACCTATATTCTGGTCTCCAGCTCGTACTGCTAAATGGGATGAAATTGGAAATGATACTTTCTATTCTCAATCTATTGTAGATAGTGAGGTATTTGTAATGTCAGCTTCATTAAGTGACTTTGTTGCTCCAAATTTAGATTTTTTAAATAACTTTACTTTAGCAGGTGATGCTTTTTATAACGGCAGCAATAATGTTAACTTATCAAGAGTAGTATTAAATCAATTTAATAAAGTAGCTGGCCCAACTTCTGGATCAAACAATATTATAACTAATGGTAGTGACTTTATTTATTTCTTCACTGTTGATCCAGGTGTGAGTGGAGGATATCCATCTCGTTTTAATAACTATTCTACAAATGGTATTCCAACAGTTTATTATCAAGCTCGTTTACAAAACGAATTAAATAATAAAGTATTAAATAATAACTTAGCAGCTCAAATTAGAATAGCTGACACTTATGGAGGTGAAGCTAGTGTAGGTGGTACAGTATTAGAATATACTGGATCACTTACTTTAATTCCTAACCAACAAAATTATGACTTAAATGCTTGGGCCGCTGATTCTGCTTCATTAGAACCAGGAGATAGTATAGAAGTAAGACAAATATTCTATCAAGAACCTCCTGCTATTGTAAGATATTTTGATCCATATGCTGGTACAGGTACTGGTGTTCAAGGATTATTAGAAACATTTGGATTTGGTTCTTACTCACCTGGTATTAACTTTATGTTAATGCCTGTATATTGGGATATTCAAAAGATTCAAGCTATTGAATTTAATGACCAAGTAAGAAAATCAGCATTTAGCTTTGACTTAGTAGATAACCAACTCAGATTATTCCCTGTACCTGGTGACATATATATAGGGCATAAATTATGGTTTAGATATGTTAAGAAGATGGATAAAAACAAACCTACAGTTGATACTGTAAGAAATGTTGTATCCGATGTGATGAGAGTTCCTTATCGTAATCCAATTTACTCTAATATTAACCATGTAGGTAGAATGTGGATTTATAGATATACTTTAGCCATCTGTAAAGAAATAGAAGGACAAGTTAAAACAGCCTTAGATACAGGACAGATCCCAGGTATGTTTAAAGGTACTGAATTATTAACTGATGCTAGACAAGAAAAACAAGATTTGATGACTGAATTAAAAGAGATGCTTAATGAAGTTTCTCGTAGAGCTCAATTAGAGCGTAAACAACAAGAGGCTGACTTTACTCGTCAATCAATGAATCAAGTACCATTATTAATTTACGCTTTATAATATTATGTTTTCAAATACTTATCCAAGAAGATTTTTCATGCCTGATGATCCAAATGATGGAAATGGACCTATAAACCAAGCTACACCAACTCCAACACCAACACCAGGACCAACATCTACTCCTACACCAACACCAACTGTTACACCTACTGGAGCCCCTACATTCACACCAACACCTACTCCATTACCAACAGCTACTCCTACTCCAACTGAAACTCCTATACCTACAGATACACCAACCCCAACTCCAACTCCATCACCAACACCACAATGTATTGATTTTGCTAGTCCTCAATTAGTACAAGCATCATTAGTATCATTTTTAACAGATAGAGTACTTTACTATAAGTTAAATTTAGAGCAAACTCAAAAGAATATATATGGTGAATCATTAGAAAAATGGTATTATGAGGCTATAGAAACAAAAGGAGCTGTAACAAGAGATCCTGAAACTATAGATAATGAAATGTTTGGACCTGATATAATGCAACATATTACTATTCAGTTACCTGAGGCTGTATTAAATCCAAACAATCCATTTAATATCATTACACCTATAAACATAATACCAGAAATAGGAGATATAATTTTTGATATTGGTAGAGAAAGATATTATGAAATACATAATATAGTAATAGACTATTATCCTATAGTTTCAAATATTGGTGTTACAAGTCTAAGTTGCCCTCCAGTTAAAATACTGAAGTATGATTTAGATTGTTATATGACAAGAGTAAGTAGACTTAATTTATTACCTTATAAATTATTATAATGCCTAAAACTAGAAAACCAAGACCAAAAAATCTTCGTGAGATATATGATGAAGCATTAGGCACTAATGCTCAAGATCCTAATTTAGGATTAAGAGCATCAGATAACTTTGTCAATAGAGGAAACGAAGTATCTACAAAAGGTGATAGAACAAAAGATATATCCATCAGTATAATGGATATTGATACTTCTATTATTAAGTATATTGAACAAAAAGTTAAACCATCTATAATGCAAGATGGTAATCGACTTCAAGTACCTGTAATGTATGGTTTCCCAGAGCGTTGGGCTACAATTCAAGAAAAAGGATTTTTAAGAGAATACTCAGGAAGATTTGTAGCGCCTGTTATTGTATTGAAACGTGACAGTTTAGAAGCTAATAGAACTTTAGGAACTAAAATTGATGCTAACCGACCACAAAATATATATGCGTTTGAAGTACCATATACAAAGAAAAATCAATATGATAATTTCGCAGCTCTCTCAAATAGAATCCCTGTTAAGGAATATAGGATGGTTGTAATGCCTGAATATGTCACTTTAAAGTATAGCGCTGTTGTATTCACAAACCACTTAGAACAGAATAATAAAATTATAGAGGCGTTACAGTATGCAGCTAACACATATTGGGGTGAGGAAGGTAGATTCCAATTTAGAGCTAATATTGGTTCTTTTACAACATCAACTGAATATAGTGTAGGACAAGATAGAACAACAAGAACTAATTTTGATATTACTTTAAATGGATATATCATTCCAGACACAGTAAATAGAGATATTTCTTATCCTAAAAAATATTTATCAAAAGCACAATTAGTATTTAATTTAGAAACTGATGATGTAGATATATTCACTATTGGAACTACACCATCAAATACTGTTAAAAAACAAGCTGTTAACTTCCCAACACCAGCTCAAAATATTGAGATTGTAGATGCTTCAAATGCTGTTGTAGCTTATTTAGCAGGTATTGTGACTAAAACTGGAGGTGACTTACAAATTATGAGTTACAACACTTTACGTGTATTAAATAGTACCATAACACCAGCACCACCTCCATTACCTCCTACTGATAAAACTGCTTTTGAGGTGGTAATCAACGCAACTTATATACCTAACAACCTTATTGTATCTGTAACACAAAATGGAGCTAATGTTGATATAGTTATTGACACAGTAGGATTAGGGTACAATTTAACAACAACAAATGGAGTTTCAGTAGTTGGTAAATTCTCGTAAAAAACATGGCAAATTTAATACAAGGATATCAGTTAGACATACCATTTTACCTGAGCGGAAGTTCAGGTACATTTTTATTTAGTGGGAGTTATGTTGAAATTAATTCTATAACTTCTAGTACTGATTTCTTTATTATTAAAGATAATGGACAACAAGTATTTAAAGTTAACAAACAGGGTGTTGTTGAATTTAAAGAGATTTTAAACACACCAACAGTTGTAACTGGAGGTTTATTTTATAGTGCCTCAGATGAATGGTTTTTATATCATAGACAATAATTAATAATGGGTACTTTTTTAAAAATAGCGCCCCAATACAGTAATGTTACCTTTAACTCTGTAGAAGCAAGTACAACTATCTCTGCTACTTCAGCTTCATTTTCTACAGCATCAGGTTATTTTACAGGTACATTTAGTGGATCATTTATTGGTTTACCTACTAGTAGTAATTTAACACCATTTAGTGTCACCGCCTCTAAAGGTTATTTAACATATACTAATACATCAACTTTAACAATAGTTAACACTGGATCTACAGACAATATATTATCTGTACAAAACTCAACAGGAAGTGCATTCACTATTAATAATCAAGGAGTAGCGATTATGAAAGTATGTACAGGATCTATACCTACTCCAGTATTAGGTGGTATTTACTTTGATTCTTATGATATGTATATCGGAATAGAGGACATAGCTCCTTAAAATTAAAATATAAAACGCCATGGCAGGTTGGAAAAAAATAATAGTATCAGGTAGTAACGCGATACTTAATCAATTAAATGTTGGAACTAATCAACAAATTAGTACCTCTCCATCAACTACATTTTTAAGTGGTTCATTTAGTGGATCATTTGAAGGTAATTTTGTTGGTACTACTAACCTTCCTGACTTAACTCAAGGTGTAGGTATTGTACCATTTATATATGATGGTGCTACAACAGCCACAGTAGCAGTTAGTGGTGCCTCTAGTTTAAATACTAATGCTATTACAAAGTGGACTGGTGATGCATTTGCTAATTCAAGTTTAACAGATGATGGTACTGTAATATCTGGTTCTACTTCAATTGTATTAACCGGTGCTAATTCAAGTTTAACTGGTTCATTTAGTGGATCATTTAAAGGTGATGGTTCTCAATTAACTGGATTAGTTACAACTTTAAAAATTACTGGATCAAATGGTACTAGTGGATCTGTTGATTTATTAACTCAAGGTTTAACAATTACAGGTACAGCTAATGAAATTGAAACTTCAGTTTCTAACCAAACTGTAACTATTGGATTACCTAATGATATTATTGTTTCAAATGATTTAACTGTATTAGGTGACTTAACAGTTGCTGGTACAGCTAGTTTTAATAACCAAACATCACTTTTAATAGCTGATAGATTTGCTTTATTAGCATCTGGTTCTAACACATTAACAGATGGTGGTTTAATTATAAGTTCAGGTCCAGGATTATCAGGTTCAGCTTGGTATTTAGAATCAACTTCAACTGGTGATTACGGAAGATGGGCTGTAGCTCCAAATGTTAATGCTGGTGAATCATCAGTAACAGCTGATGAATATGCTGTAACAGCTAAATTAGATGCTTCAAACGCTCCATCAGATTCTGTCCCTCCAACATGGGGTGGATCAACAAATGGTAAAGGTAATCTTTGGATCAAAGAAGATACAGGTGACATTTATATATGGGCTTAATAAATAAAATTACAAATACAGTTATGGGATTTAAATTTAATAAGGTTTCAATTAAGAACGAGACAGACAATAAAGAAAATATAACAGAAGAGACAATTAAATCTCAACCCGAGGTGGTTCAACAAGCATTGTTTGAACCACCATCTGTTCATTTAACTAAAGCTGAAGTTGAGACATTACTAATCATGGTTCGCCAAGCTTCATTTAAAGGTGAACATGTACAATTAGTATATGATCTTGTTTCAAAACTTCAAAAATACTATACTCAGTTACCTTAATTTTTTCATATTTATTACAAATATACTGTTGGCCGAAAGGAAGTAGGCATATACACGGCATAAGTGTATGTATCTAACCACAGTTAAAATTTGTAATATACTATGCCAAATTGGAAAAAAGTCATTGTTAGTGGCTCAAATGCTACTTTAAACTCTGTAAATGTTACAACAAATGTTGTAGCTCAATCATTCACAGGCTCCTTACAAGGTACATCAAGCTGGGCTGTAAGTGCTTTAACCGCGTCATATGCTGATAATTTTACAGTAGCTGGTACTTTAACAGCGCAAACAATTGTTGTACAAACAATAACTTCCAGTACAGACTATGTTACTGGTTCAACCATATTTGGCTCTCAATTATCCAACACTCACCAATTTACAGGTAGTGTATCAATCACAGGTTCATTAACTGTTAATGGAGTAAGTAATTTAACAGCATCAAATGCTGTAACTGCGTCTTATGCTTTAACAGCATCAAATGTACAAGGTGGAACTCAATATTATGTTCCGTTATGGGATACAAATACTAGTTTAGCTAGCAGTTACTTAAATCAATCAGGTAGTGTTTTAAAAACAATATATAGTGGATTAGATAAAGGTTTAACTTTAGATTATAATTTTAATAGTTTTATTTTAGGTAACGCTGGAACTGGAAATAATACTTACTTACAAGTATATGATGGTGGAAGCACTATCAATATATATAGCCCTAATTACACTTATTTCAATGATAAAGTTGGTATTAGAATTATACCAACAAATCCAGGTTTAGCAGTATCAGGCTCTTTAGAAGTAACAGGTCCTGGTACTAGTAAATTCATGAATAGTAATGTTCAAATAGATGGAAATCTATTCATGAGTGGTTCTAATAGATTAGTTTACAATAATGATGCTACTAATAACATGCTATTTGGTATGTTTGATGGTAGTACAATTCATGGTCCATATTATCAATTATTTGGTAACAACTATTCAAATATAGTTCAAAGAGGCTCAGCTGAGTTTGTTTATGATAATAGAAATGGAGGTGATAGTGGCTTTAACATTGCTTCATTTAATGGATCTACTTGGACTAGAAAATTTAGAGTAGATGATAATGGAGCTCAAGTAACAGGTTCATTAATTGTAACAAACGGAATCACAGGTTCATTATATGGTACAGCTAGTTGGGCTGAAAACGCGGTTAATGCTTTATCAGCTGAAACAGCATCTAATATTCAAGGTGGTGCTACTAACTATATACCTGTATTTAAAACACCTACCTCATTATCTAGTAGTGTAGTATATCAATCAGGATCTCACATTGGTATAAATGAAACTAATTTCACAAGTGGTGATCCTGAAGCATTATATGTTTTCCAAACACATCCTACATCATTCAATGTTATAACAGGTAAAGGTAACTCAAATAACTACTTACAACTTAATATCCAGAATACTAATACAGGTACCACTGCTTCTTCAGACGTTGTAGCTACAGCAGACAACGGTACTGAAACTAGTAATTATATTGATATGGGTATCAATGGATCTAATTTCTCAGGTCCAATTGGTGATCCAAATGATGCTTATTTATATTCTGCAGGTAATCACTTACATATTGGTAATATAACACCTGGCCAACCATTACAATTCTTTGTTGGAGGTGATGATACCAATTTAAATAGAAAATTACAATTAAACGATAATAACCAGCATAACATGACTGGTTCATTAAATGTAAGTGGAAGCGTTACAGCGTTTAGTTTTACAGGTTCACTACAAGGTACATCTAGTTGGGCTGAAAATGCTATAACAGCCTCTCACGCTGTAAATGCTTTAAGTGCCTCATATGCTTTAAACGCTACAAATGCTATAAGTGCATCATATGCTACAAGCGCCTCTCATGCTAACAACGCTACTAGTGCATCATATACTTTAATAGCTACAAGTGCTTCATTTGCCTCAACTGCATCATATATTAATCCTTTAAATCAACTAGTTATAATAACAGGCTCTCTTATTCAAGGGTTAGAGGGAAATATAGCGACAGGAGAATACTCACATGCTGAAGGAAGTATTACTAAAGCAACAGGAGACTACTCGCATGCTGAAGGAGATTTTACCCAAGCGAAAGGAAATTATTCACATGCTGAAGGTCAAGAAACAATAGCATCAGGCTCATATTCACATGCTGAAGGTTATCAAACAATAGCATTAGCCAATCATCAACACGTACAGGGCCAATTTAACACTGTATCATCTGTACCTGCAGCTTTTATTGTAGGTAATGGAACTGACGATGGTAATAGATCAAACTTAATATATGCTCATGATTCTACAGTTGAAATAACAGGATCATTAGAAGTAAATGGAGGTATAACAGGATCATTACAAGGTACAGCAAGCTGGGCTAATAATGCTACTAATGCAATAAATGCCGCTACTGCCTCATCAGCAGATAATTTTACCGTTAGAGGTACTTTAACTGCTCAAACAATTGTTGTCCAAACAATAACATCCTCTACTGAATTTATAACTGGATCAACTAAATTTGGTACTCAATTAACAGATACACACCAGTTTACTGGATCAGTATCAATAACTGGTAGTTTATTTACTAATGGATCAAATACATTAGTTGGTTCTACTACATTAACTGGTAGTTTAAATATAACTGGATCTACTACTCAAACAGGTAATAATACTTTAATTGGTAATACAACATTATCAGGTAGTATTATAATATCAGGATCTACTGGACCTGGTGCTGCAACAGCATCAGTACAAATATATGGTGATATTAGACAAACAGGTTATCATAGATTTGATCCTGTAACTACAAATATAGATACTTCAATAACTGCATCTTACATTTATGTAAGTGGATCTACAAACGACTTATATTTTTCTCAAAATAGTGCTGGGTATAGTAACGTAACCCGTTTACGTTGGTTAGAAGGTAACTTATATACTGGTTTGTTACATGGTGGTTTAATTACAACCCAATCATCTACTGTTTATCAAGTAAGTAGTGGTAGTGGTATTATAGTAAACTTAAATGCAAGTTTAAGTGATGATCCATACCCAACAATACAATATCTTAAATGGGGTAATTTATCAGCTAGTATTGCTCCTTTAACATCATCTTATCAACAAGCCTTTGTTGGTATTGATTCAACCAATAACATTTACGCTCAAGGAACACCATTTAGTAATGGTCAATTTGACTATATAATAAACATTGGTAACGTATTATTCCAAAACCAATCTACAATTAATGGTGTTAAAACACAGCCTTCTGTAGCATATGGATTTGAACAACAACAAAATATATTTAATAGAGCATTTGGACCTTTAAAATTATCAGGATATACTTTAGCACCTAGTGGATCAAGTACAGGTAGTTTAGTTGTAGGAAGTGGTACTGCATATTCTCCTGGTTCTAACTATACTATAGATCCAAACGAACCTTATTATACAGTTGATAATGGCACCAATGTATCTAAAATATTTAGATATTACCAATCAGGATCTAGCTGGGTTTATTTAACAAACGCAGGTGCTGGTTTTGCAACTATTGATCCAACACAATATTCAAATAACGGAGTATTAACATTAGTACCTTCACCTGTAGGATCAAGGTGGACTATCCAAAGAGTATTCTGGTTCCCTAATTCAGTAACAAAAGCAATAGTTGTTTACTATGGTAATACAGTATATACAAGCGAATCAGAAGCTATTGCTAATATTAATATAGAACCATTTGTAGAAGCCCCTAATACAGCAGCTAATGCAATTTATCTGGGTGCTATTGTAATTAACGGTGATGGTGTATTTACAGATGTTAATGACTTTACAATAGTACCTGGAGGCTTATTTAGACAAGTAGGAGGATCAGGTGGTGGAGGTTCTATAATAACACAAACACTATCAGGATTATCTGATGTATTAATCTCAGGACCTACAGATGGTCAAGCATTAGTTTATGATACAACTGCCGCTAAATGGAGAAACTTATCATCTATTAGTGCCTCTATCTCAGGAAATGCTGCTACCGCTACTACTGCTTCATATGCTGTGACTGCTTCATACGCACTAAATGCTATTAGTGCATCATATGTATTAAATGCTATTAGTGCTTCTTACGCTACAACATCATCTTATACTATAAACGCTATAAGTGCATCGTATTCAGCAACAGCTACAAGTGCATCATACGCCTTAACATCATCTTATAGCAACAATAGCACCTCAGCTTCATACGCATTAAATGCTACAACAGCATCATATGCTTTAGTAGCTACAAGTGCTTCATATGCATTAGCCGCTACAAGTGCTTCTTATTCATTAAGTGGATCTTATGCTGTAAATGCTACAACAGCATCGTATGCTACAACATCATCTAATATATTAGGTGGTGCTCAATACTATGCAGCAATATGGAAAGATGGCACTAGTTTAACAACAGGATCAATTTTTAATAGTGGATCTTTTGTTGGTATAAATAAAACAAACCCATCTTATTCTATTGACTCTAGTGGAGTAATTAGCAGTGATGGATTTCTTCCTTATCTTGGTTTCTCTAATCCTGTAGGCAGAACATTTAATTATGTTACTAGTTTTGGCTCAGGTAATACAATAAATTATCCTGGTACTGGAACAGCTGGTTTTCAATATAATTATTTCGCAAATAATGAATTTTATACAACAGCAGGAGGTACATCTAACTTACTAATGGTTGGTTTTAGAAATCAAAATTATGTTAGGTCAACGGTTAGTACTGTACCTTTCCAAATGATCGCTTTAAATAACTTACTTGTTGCAAATGATGCCAATGATTTAGGAACACTTGGACAATTATATACAGTATTTACTAGTTTTAATAGAGAAGCTACAGCTAGCCCACTTGGTGGTAATTCTATAGCGTATCATTTTAATACACAAACAAGATTAAGATCTGGCTTTTACACTACTACAAGATGGGGTAACGAAAACTTACAAGTAGCAGATACAGCAGGCTCACAAGCATCTACTATAACAGATTATGATTTCCTTTTAAATACAACTAACGTTGGCTCAACATCAGGTGGCCCAGGTACAATCACAAACTTTTATCTATTACGTCATGTTACCAATATTGGTGCTACTGGTACAATTACCAACAGATGGGGATTATATTTAACTGATTCATCATTCAAAAGTTACCACGCGGGTAACTTCTTATTAGGCACAACAGATAATCCAGGATATAAATTAAATGTATCTGGATCTGGTAACTTTACTAATAATTTAACTGCTACTGGATCAATTACATTTCCAAGTCTTTCTAACATAAATCAAAATAATGTAGTTGGATATGATACAACAACAGGTCAATTATATTACCAATCAACTAGTTCATTAAGTGTAACTAGTGCTTCATATGCAGCTACTGCGTCACACGCCAATAATGGGTTTACTATTGGTATCACACAAACATACACCAATACAGTAGCATCATCAGTAGTAGGTTCAAATAATGTATTTACCCAAACAACAGGTTCTTACACATCCGCTTTCTACAAATACACTGTGTCAAATGGTGCTAATGCTAGATCAGGTGAAGTAATAGCTGTATGGAATGGATCTTCAGCTCAATACACTGATTATTCAACATTAGATATTGGATCAACATCAGGTGTAATACCATCAGTATCTGTGGTTGGTTCAGATGTTTTATTTAACATTACTACAGGTACATCAGGATGGAGATTAAAATCAACAGTAACTTATTTATAAAAATATTAAATTATGTTTCAAGTACAAATGCAATTTATCCCAGGAAGTAATACAATTTGGGTAGCAAGACTAAACCCAGATGATCCAATTTATCAGTATGATAATGAACCTGAGGCTCAAGATAAAGCAACTGAATTACAAAATGCTGATACAACAGGAAGAAAATATAGAGTAGTAAAAATATAATTGTTATGGGATTAAATTATGGACCAACTATAATAACAGATGGTTTAACTTTATTGTTAGATGCAGCTGATATTAACTCTTATCCAGGATCAGGTACTGTTTGGAAAGATCTTGCTCAAGGATTAACATTTAATTCATATGGTACTACAACTTCTTGGAGCACTGTTGGTGGAAGCAGAGCATTTACATTTAACGGCTCAGGTTATTGGGAGTGTGGTTCAGGATTTAGTAATGTTAATTTAGGAGGTGATTGTACAATAATATTATGGTTATATGAAGTAGGACATAGTGTTAGAAAAACTATTTTTGAAAAAGCAGGAACAACATATGCATCTTATCAACAAGAAGTAGCTATGACTTGGGAAGTAGGACAAGATATATCTTGGTATAGTAGAGCTATACCAGATTATGACTACGCCAATACTAATGCTTGCACAACTAATGCTTGGAATATGATGGCTATTAAAATGTCTACAGGATTAACTTCTATTTCTAGAACAGGATTTTATAGTAAAAACGGTGGTTCTTTTATATCAGCATATACTTCACGCAGTAATACAGCATTAATACCTGCTGGTGCTATAAGAGTAGGAACAGGCTATGCTGGAACAGTAGATAATGGTAGTGTATCTATTGTATCATGTTATAATAGAATGTTAAGTGATGCTGAAATAACTCAAATATATAACATTCAAAAAACAAGATTCAGATTATAATATGCCAAGCTCATCAGGACCAAATACTGTCAACGACTCGATCATATTTGCTTATGATACTGGAGATGCAGCTAATAGCTATAAAGGAGAACCTACCATTAATTATTGGAATGGCAATCAATTTAGCATTTATAATGACGGTGCTACTAATATTAGAAACTCTACTGATATAGCTCCTCCTATACCTGGATATGAGGTAGTAAAAGTAACAGCTAATACTATTGGATCTTATGGACAATGTATTTTATGGAATGCTACTTATCCAAATAATAATGTTGCTACTATCACAAATAGTATTTATGCTTATTTAACAATAGGAGATTATGTACAAGTAGGTCAACACTGGTTTCCTTGGTATTATGGTACACAACAAGCTATTACAAAATATCAGTGGGTTAGAATATCTGAAACATATACTATTAATGAAGGAAACAGTTATGGAAATGCTGCTTTAACTTATTCAACTAATGGTATAGCTTACTTTGCTATGCCACAATATGAATATAAAAGTCATGTTACTCCATTTATTGGAGCTAACCAAACTAGATCTACAACACAAGGCTTATTAGATATATCAGGTAAAAGTAACACTATTGACTTAGTTAATATGACCTACAATGCCGCCGCATTGCCTGTTTTTGATGGAACCGATGACTACACTGATGTTACTAGCAATTTGGGTACTTTAAATGAATATACAATAGAACATGTTTCTTATAAAGGATCAAATGATAGAATGCCTATAGCTTTTAGAGGAGGACCTGTTTTCTATCAATATGGAGATAATAGCTGGTATTATACACACGGCGGTGTGTCCGGAGAGTATTACTATCCAAAAAGTTTTACAATAAATGGTTGGGGGCATTGGGTAATAGTATATAATGGATCTTTTGTAAGAATATATAGAAATGGAGTATATGAAGGACAACAAGCAACATCAGGAACAGCTAATTGGACTAATGGAATGAGAATAGGATATTGGCCTTATGGAGGAAATTATGCATGGAATGGACAAATAGCTATTGTAAAAATGTATAATAGAGCTTTAAGTGACACTGAAGTAACAAACAACTATCTAGCATACAAAACACGTTTTAATCTCTCATAATATGGCAGTAGGAACAGGATATAGTAAAGTAACAACAAATGGATTAACATTCGCCTATGACACAGGCGACACCTATAACTCATATTTAGGTCGCCCTACAACTAATATTTTAGCAAATGCTGGAATGTCTATATACAATAACGTTCCTGGAAGTGTATCTGCTACTTTAACAACTACAGGTGAAACTTATAGAGGTGCTCCTGTTTATGTAGAAACTTTAACAGCCTTAGATGGATCAGGTGCTTCTTGGTTAAGCGGATGTAATAATCCAGGTATAGGTGTTGTAACTAGTGGTGGTGGAGGCACTGGAGGTGTTTACACAGGCCATTCTATTTTTTTTAAACCAACTGTACCAATGTGTGGTTGTCCTTGTTATACTAACTATTCTAATATTGGAGGTTGGCAATCTAACTGTAACATAGAAAACATGGGAGACGGTTGGTTTAGAGCTTATGTTTTATGGTATGATACAGTATCAAGATCAGATGGAAAATATTGGGCTATTAATCCTGCTTCAACATCAGTAGGACAAACAGTAACAATATATTGGGCAGGTCCATTTAGAGAAGATCTAAATAGTACTACTATTTCTCAATTTGTGAATGGAACTAGATCAACCTCTCAAGCTGTAGTTGATATAGGTGCTGGGCGTAGTATGACAGTAAATAATAATCCATTTACTAGTCCTGCTATTAACCCACAATTAAACTTTGATGGTTCTGATGACTATTTAGACTTAACTCCATCATCAGTAGCATCAGGCAATGAAATATCAGTTGAATTTGTATGCGCTTGGAATGGGGGTTTACAATATAATTCCATAATAGCAGGAGGAGCTGGTGGAAACCAAGATTTAAGTTTACACTTACCTTGGAGTGATGGTGTTGTTTATTGGGATGCTGGAAGACCATTTAATAGAATTAATAAATTTGCTCAACCATCTGAATATTTAGGAAACCACCACTGGGTATGTACAAAAAATGCTAATACAGGTATAATGGAAATTTATTTAGATGGAAATTTGTGGCATAGTGGTGGTGGATTAACATCATCAATTCCTTCATTAGCTGAAGTAAATATAGGAAGATATAATAATGGAGCTACTAGAGCATATTATTACAAAGGAAATGTATATGTTGCCAAAATATATAATACAGCATTATCATTATCTCAAGTAAGAGATAACTACTTTCACTACAAAACCCGCTTCAACTTACCTTAATATTTATTTGTATGACAGAAAATATATTTCCTAATAAACGTTGGTTAGTGATACCAACATCAATAACAAACTCAATTGATTTTTCACAAGTTGAAGAATCATCTATTGATACTTTACGTTTATCTATAGATGAAACAGAAACATTTGTAAAATATCCTGTCACTGTAGTAACAGCATCTTACACACAAAGTTGGTATGACCCACAAACACAAACAACACAAAGTTATATAATAGAAGCAGGAACATATGGTCGTCCATCAATATATTCACCTGAATATCCTGAGTATCTCTATCCAGAAATATTAGAACTTTTAGCTACACCTTTTTGGACAAATCCTATTACAGGTAGCATATCTCTTTAATATTTATACCAAACCCGTATCTCAGGGACAGTGAACTGAGGTAATATAAGTATGGCTAATGAATTTGTTGCTCGCAATGGTATCATTGCGTTGAATGACTCTCAAATAACCGGATCGTTAAGTGTTGGCAGTAATGTTACTGCCTCTAATGCGCTTATCACAGGTACAATAACTGCCCAAACTTTATTAGTACAGAATATTACCTCATCTAGAGATTATGTGACGGGTTCTACTGTATTTGGATCATCACTTTCTAACACACATCAATTTACAGGTTCTGTTTCAATAACAGGAAGCTTAACAATTCCATCAGTACCATTAGGTACTACTGAAACTAATATTTTAGTAATAGATGCTAATGGTGGATTCAAATATAGAAATAATTTAAGTTTACAAGGTGCTCAAGGTGCTACTGGTCCACAAGGTGCTCAAGGAGCCCAAGGTGCAGTTGGTCCTCAAGGTGCCCAAGGTGCTGTAGGACCTCAAGGCGCCCAAGGCGCAACTGGACAAAGAGGTGGTGTACCTTATAACTTCTCTACATCTACATTAAATGCAGATCCTGGTAATGGTGTAGTTGCTTATAGCAGTGCTACAATTAGTTCAGTTACATCAATCTATATAGATAACTTAGACCAACTTGGAAATACCCAAACTGCGTGGTATAACACATGGGATGACTCTACCAATATAGCAAATAGAGGTACACTTACTTTTTATAGTAGAGATACAGGAACTGTAGTTAATATTTTTAATGTTACAGATGTTAATGCTAAAATAGGATATTTTCAAGTTACTGTTAGTTATGTAAGTGGTACTTTACCAGCTAACGGTGAACAATTAGCAGTAGCATTTTCTAGAACAGGTAATTTAGGAGCTCAAGGTGCCCAAGGCGCTACAGGTCCACAAGGTGCACAGGGTGCTCAAGGCGCTACAGGTCAACGTGGTGGAGTACCTTATAACTTTACAACATCAACTACAAACGCTGATCCAGGCGCTGGTGTGGTAGCATATAATAATGGAGTAATTGGCTCTGTATCAGCACTTTATATTGATAACGTAGACCAATTAAGTAATTCTCAAGCAGCATGGTTTGACACTTGGGATGATAGTACCACTACAGCCACCAGAGGTGTAATTACATTATATAGTAGAGATACTGGAACAGTAGTAAACCAATTTCAAGTCACTGGTGCTGTAACTGCTAATGTAGGTTATTACACTATACCAGTGTCTTATATCAGTGGTACATTACCAGCTAATAGTGCTCAATTAGCAATTCAATTCAGTAGAACTGGTAACTTAGGAGCCCAAGGCGCTCAAGGAGCTACAGGTCCTCAAGGTTCACAGGGTGCCCAAGGTGCCCAAGGTGCAACAGGACCTCAAGGTATACAGGGTATTCAAGGTGCTCAGGGAGCAGTAGGCCCACAAGGTGCTCAGGGAGCTCAAGGAGCTCAAGGGGCAGTTGGACCTCAAGGTGCCCAAGGTGCTCAAGGAGCACAGGGAGCTGTTGGGCCGCAAGGTATACAAGGTATACAAGGCGCACAGGGTGCAACAGGCCCACAAGGCGCTCAAGGTGCTCAAGGAGCCCAAGGAGCTACAGGTCCTCAAGGAGCCCAAGGAGCTACAGGTCCTCAAGGTGCCCAAGGTGCTACAGGACAAAGAGGAGGTGTACCTTACAATTTCTCAACTACAACAACAAACACAGACCCAGGTAATGGTGTGCTTCAGTATAACAATGGTGTTATAGGATCTGTTTCTGCAATTTATATAGATAATTTAGATCAACTTGGAACTACACAAACTGGATGGTATGATACATGGGATGACAGTACAACTACTGCCACAAGAGGTGTTTTAACTCTTTATAGTAGAGATACAGGCACTGTAGTAAACCAGTTTCAAGTTACTGGAGCTGTAACTGCTAATACAGGATACTACACAATTCCTGTTTCATATATAAGTGGTACTTTACCTGCTAATGGTGTTTTACTTGCTATATCTTTTTCTAGAACTGGTAACTTAGGCGCTCAAGGCGCTCAAGGTGCAACAGGACCTCAAGGTGCTCAAGGCGCTCAAGGAGCTCAAGGTGCTACAGGTCCTCAAGGTATACAAGGCATCCAAGGTATACAAGGTATACAAGGCGCACAGGGTGCAACTGGACCTCAAGGTACCCAAGGCGCACAAGGTGCACAAGGTGCTGTAGGACCTCAAGGTATTCAAGGTATCCAAGGTATTCAAGGTATACAAGGAGCTCAAGGTGCTACAGGTCCACAGGGTGCCCAAGGCGCTCAAGGAGCTCAAGGCGCAACAGGACCTCAAGGTATCCAAGGTATTCAAGGAGCTCAAGGCGCAACAGGACCTCAAGGTATCCAAGGTATTCAAGGAGCTCAAGGCGCAACTGGACCACAAGGTATCCAAGGTATTCAAGGAGCTCAAGGTGCTACAGGCCCTCAGGGTGCCCAAGGATCTCAAGGTGCTCAAGGCGCCCAAGGCGCAACTGGTCCACAAGGTATTCAAGGTATTCAAGGCGCCCAAGGTGCTACAGGTCCACAGGGTGCCCAAGGCGCACAGGGAGCCCAAGGTGCTACAGGTCCTCAGGGAGCCCAAGGCGCCCAAGGAGCTCAAGGCGCTACAGGACCTCAAGGTATTCAAGGTATTCAAGGTGCCCAAGGTGCTACAGGACCTCAGGGTGCCCAAGGTGCACAGGGAGCCCAAGGTGCCCAAGGAGCAACTGGGCCTCAAGGTGCACAAGGCGCTCAGGGAGCCCAAGGCGCGACTGGACCTCAAGGCGCTCAAGGTAACCAAGGCGCTCAGGGAGCCCAAGGTGCACAAGGTATTCAAGGTATTCAAGGTATTCAAGGTATTCAAGGCGCTCAAGGTTCACAAGGTGCCCAAGGTTCTCAAGGTGCACAAGGTGCAACTGGGCCTCAAGGAGCTCAAGGTGCTACTGGTCCAAATGCAGGTATAACTTCATATACAAATCCAGGCGATAATAGAGTATTAACTTCAGTTAACTCATCTACTATCAATGCTGAGACAAATTTAACATTTGATGGATCTACATTAACTGTATCTGGAAGTACAGCAAATAAAGTATCAGTTATAGGTTCAGGTAGTGGTGTAAATACAACTTTATTCTCAATAGACGGAGCTAATGGTAGATTATTTGAAGTAACAGATGATTTATCTAACTCAATATTCTCAGCTAATACAATTGCTGGTTTACCTGTAATTGAAGCATTCGCTGATAACACAGTTAAATTAGGTAAGTTTGGAGCTGAAGCTATTGTAATATCAGGAAGTAACAATACAACTCAGATTAGTGGTTCTATTAAATTACCGAGTTTAGGATCTACATCTGATACTACAGTTGTTACTTTTAATACAACAACAAAAACTATTGGATATAATACAGTAGCAGGTCCTCAAGGAGCTCAAGGTGCACAGGGTGCTCAAGGTGCACAGGGTGCTCAAGGTGCTCAAGGTATTCAAGGTATTCAAGGTAACCAAGGAGCCCAAGGCTCTCAAGGTGCACAGGGTGCTCAAGGTGCTCAAGGTATTCAAGGTATTCAAGGTAACCAAGGAGCCCAAGGCTCTCAAGGTGCCCAAGGAGCCCAAGGTGCAACAGGCCCTCAAGGTGCCCAAGGTGCACAAGGCGCTCAAGGAGCCCAAGGCGCGACAGGCCCTCAAGGTGCTCAGGGTAGCCAAGGCGCTCAAGGAGCACAGGGTGCCCAGGGAGCATCTGGCGCCACTATCTTAGGTAGTAATAATACATGGACTGGTGCTAACTATTTCCAAAGCAATCTTGGTGGATATGCTGGTGTTTTAAGTGGTCCTCCTCTTCAAGCATATTCAACATCTAACAACTCAGCATTTATGTCTTTTCATAAAGGAGGAGTATATGCTGTTAATATGGGATTAGATGCTGATGATGTTTTAAGAATTGGTGGATGGAGTGCTTCAGCTAATAGATGGCAACTTGACATGAGCGGTAATAATACTGTTGCTAGTTCTTTCAGAGCCCCAATATTCTATGATTCGGATAATACAGGATATTATTTAAATCCTGCTAGTACAACTAATTTAAATACTCTTTATGTTAATGATTGGTACTACTTAAATGGAAGTAATGGATTATATTTTAATTCTTATAGTTATGGTTTGCGTTCAGCACATGGTGAAGGAAACTCATATGGTAACGCTACAACACACAATGTTGGTAGAAATGGATGGAGTGGATGGGGATTATATACACGATTCGCATGGATGACTGATATCAATAATGGTGGTGGTACTATGGGTATGCATGATAATAGTCTTGGTTGGGTATGGAGATGGATACCAGATTCGTATTTTATTGTAGATAGAGGATATAGCCAATTTGCTAATAGTGCTCGTGCTCCAATATTCTATGATTCAGATAATACAGGATATTATTTAAATCCTGCTAGTACAAGTTTTCTTTATCAACTAGACACAGCTAACAATGGTGGTACAGCGATTTTTATAGGTAATCAAAGTGTTTCAACATCCAATCCTCTTAGAATTAACTTCCATACAGATGGTGATTTAAACTATTATATAGGAAAACCAGCTGGTGCATGGACTCAACCTCTTAATGTTTGGTTTTATACCGGTGTGACTATAGCATCTCACCATTCATATAATGCTGGTACTAGAATATATAATATAGCTACAGGTAATACTGTAGCTAACTTTGGTAATGGTGGAGATAATATTTATCTAAACTATGCTACATATTGTCCTATAATGTATGATTCAGCTAATACAGCATATTACTTTGATGGTTCAGCTACAGGTGACTCAATTCGTGTAGCTGGTGATGTAGTAGCTTATTACTCAGATGAACGTTTAAAAGATATTAAATGTAATATATCAGATGCTTTATCTAAAGTAATGACTTTAAATGGTTTCTATTATGAACCAAATAAAATAGCTCAGTCATTTGGATATGAGAAAAAATTACAAGTAGGATTATCAGCCCAACAAGTAGAAACTGTTTTACCTGAAGTTATTAAAGATGCTCCTATAGGAAATGGATATAAAACATTAGATTATTCTAAATTAGTACCATTACTTGTTGAAGCCATCAAAGAACAACAAAAACAAATTGATGAGTTAAAAACTAAATTAAAATAAAGTTTTTATGGCTTTACCAGCTAGTGGACAAATATCAATGAATAATATTAGAACTGAGTTAGGGATATCTACTCAATCACCTTTCTCTCTAGATACTGCTATAGATGGTGGATATGTTTATCTTAATGAATGTAGCGCTGCTAGACCAAACGCTGCTACCCCACAAAAAATAAGTGAATGGTATAGCTATAATCATAGCGCTGTTTGTACAAATAGAGGTAGTTTTAAATTTAGCAGCACTAGTTGTGCTGATGCTTGTACTGGGCCTTTCACAACAACTCTTTATTCTTGTGGATTATCAATAGGAAATGTTCTTAGATCAGGATTAATATCTCCAGGTAACTACTGTGGAGGTCCTGTTATTAATATTGTTGGATATTATAGCAATGGAACAACATGTTATCAAGTTACTGATCAAACTATTGTAGCTATATCTTCTTGTCCTACTCCAACACCTACACCAACACCAACCCCTACTCCAACACCAACACCTACTCCAACACCTACACCAACACCTTCATCAGGTGTTACTATTACAGTATATACTAAACAAAATACTAATGGTGTTGGAAATGGATATAGTGTTTATTATCGTCTAAACGGATGTAGTGGAAAGGGTGCATGGCAACAGTTATCTTGTGGTAGTTGCCCAACTAGTGATAGCTGCTCAGCTTGCTCTGGTACTATCTCAGCTAATTCAAACCAAGATATATCAATCGCTATACTAGATTGTAGTCTTGGAACAGGTATATCATTTAATGCTAGTGATAATACAAGTACTTGTCCTTCAAACGCAGCTAACTATTGTGATAATGCTGACTGTACAGGTACACCATTCACATTTAATTCTGGTACATCAAATAAAAATATAGCAATTAATGTTTATACAGGTAAACTTGGATATTTGTATTGCTTATAATAAATTAATTAATTATGCCATATAGTGAAGGTACAAAACAATCTGTTGGAAGAAGTAAAGTAACAAATTATTCAATACCAGATCCAAATATTTTTGCTGAAGGTGGTAGTATATCAGTACCTAGAGTATTAAATTACACAAATAATGGTATAAATGCTTTTCCTATAATGCATAGAGCATTTAGAAACTTAGAGATAAAATATGCTAATGCTTTAGTAGCCGCAGCTTGTGAATATAGAGGTGTCAATGCTGATGATTTAAGAGTTTTAGATATTGGATATGGATTGGGATACAGTACTCAAAGATTTTTTGAATTAGGAGTTGGTACTTATCACTGTGTTGAAATAAATGAAAGTATATGGAATGACGCTAATGGCCATGATTATTCTCAAGGCAGTGGTTTAGCAACGATTCCTCCTTTAAGCTATCAGTTTTTTTGGAATAGTTTTACTAACTACTCAAATAATTTTAACCCAGAAAAATCTGAAGTTGATATTCCTTATGATATAATATATTATAGCCCAAGTAATGATGATTTTGGTAATGTGGAAATATTTAATATCCTTAGACGAGTAAGTAAACAAGGTACTATATTAGGTGTCCAAGGTATTCCTTTATTTGGTAGCGTGGTGAATATAGGTGACTTTGTTGTTCAAACACCAAGTGGAGTAGCTCCAGATGCTGATGTTTATGATTCTTCTTTTACAGTTGGTATGTATAATGCTCTAAATAATATAGGATATTTTAGTGTATATTTTCAATACTTAAATTGTAGTGGAGGAGGTGGATTCGAGGGTCTTCCAGGACTTATTGAGCCTGGAAATCCATGCGGTAATGGAACATGGATGTCTGATCAACCACGTTTATAAAAATTACAATTTGGTTACCTTACAAATCTAATATATATTTATATATAACAATAAATAAATTATGGGAAAAATCACATTAAAGTTACATGAAATTTATTCACTACATGGTGAATTAAACGGTTTAGTAAATAATCAAACTGGTGAAGTTGTTTCAAAAGGATTATTAGCTGAAAAACTTAAACTAAGTACCAAATACTATGTTACTGAATTAGCTAAAACCGTTGATAAAGAAAGAGAAATAGTTGATAAAGTAAAAGAAGAATTAATTAAAAAACATGGTGAAGTAGATGAAAATGGAGGTGTTTTCATTTCACGATTTATCAACACTGTAAAAAATGAAGAAGGTAAGATCATATCAGGAGATATTAATCCTAAGATAATATCTTTTGAAAAAGAATTTAATGAGTTTCTTCAAGATGAAAAAACCATTGAATATAAAGAATTTAAACTATCTGATTTTGATGGTATTGAAACTGAAGGTATTTACACTACTTTTTTTAAACTTGTAAAACCTGAATAATTTTTAAATATTTATAAATAAAATAAAATGCCAACTACTTATACATTTGCTGTTACTGAATTGTTAGTTGCTCCAACTGGAAGTGATGACCATAATGATGTTGTGACTCGTGTTAAATACAATTATAAAGGAGTAGATGAAAACGGATATAGTGGATCATTTGCTGGTGTAACACCAATGCCTACTCCATCTGGAAGTTTTATTCCATTTGAGGATTTAACTGAGGAAGAAGTTATTGATTGGTTAGAAGTTGTTACTACTGGTTCTCAACAACATATGCAACAACAAATTCAAAAACAAATTGGCAACCAAATAGCCCCACAATACGTCCCAGCTCCATTACCATGGTCAACTGGTTCAGTACCTCCAACTCTTTAATGTTAAAATAATAAGTTATGGCTCATGAATCTAACAATGAAAATGTACTATGGTACATTGACTCAATTAATCCAAATGGGGCTACTTATGAAGTAGCTGGATGGATTTCTCATAAAACATCAGAAATTATTAGTTTATCATTAGGTGATAAAGATATTAAATACAGTATTGTTTATCGCCCTGATGTGATAGCAGTTTATCCATCTTTTAATACTTTTGGTTTTAAATTTACTGCAAATAAAGATGATATTAAAAAACCAATAAATGTTCATTTAAAAAATGAAATAATATATAATGTTGGTAATTTAGAATCTCAAGTTATTTTAAAATCAGGTTTTACAAACTCTCCTAAAAGTTTAATTATTGTAGATAATTTTTATAATGATCCTGATATGATCAGAGATTATGTTATAAAAAATGTAAAATTTGATTTCTCAACATATCATACAGGTAGAAGAAGTTTAGATCGTTTTATATTAGAAGGAACAAAAGAAAAATTTGAAGAACTTTTAGGTAGACCTATACATAATTGGAATCATCCAACTTATGCAAATGGAAAATTCCAATATTGTACTTCACAAGACCGAGTTGTATATCATATAGACACACAGAATTATGCTGCCATGGTGTATTTAACACCAGATGCCCCATTACAAACAGGTACTGCCTCTTATAGAAGTAAATTAACAGGAGCTACTCGTTTTGAAAATGGAGAGGAAGGAGAGTTATATCAAAAAACATTTAAAGGAGTTAGTAATGAACTAAACTTCTATGATAAATCAACTTGGGAAGAAGTAGATAGAATAGCAAATGTATATAATCGTTTAGTTATGTTTGATGCTAAAAGGTTACACTCAGCAACAGAATATTTTGGTGATGCTCTAGAAAATGCTAGACTGTTCCATTTATTCTTCTTCGATATTTGATCGATACTTAAAAATTGTTATGACAAATCCAACTATTTGTTTTGCAACTATTTGCAAAAATGAATCTCACATCATTAAAAGAACCTTAGAATCTGTATACAAGTATATAAGTTACTGGGTTATATGTGACACTGGCTCTACAGATAATACTAGAGAAATAATTACTGAGTTTTTTAAAGAAAAAAACATACCAGGAGAACTCCATATTGATGAGTTCAAAGATTTTGGTTATAATAAGAGCTTGTTAATGAAACGAGCTCAATATAAAGCAGATTATATTTTACAAATTGACGCTGATGATCCTCTAATTGGTGAGTTTAAATTTACTCAACAAGATGTTGGTCATGATGTTTATTTAGCTAATGTAAAGAGAGGTACAACTAATTATAAAGCATTTACTTTATTTAACGCTAAACGCTTATGGAAATTTTGTAGTGTAGCTCATACAGTTATTAAAACTATAGATAATCCTTATTTTACAACAGGTGACTTAACCCATTATGATTTTTATGTTTCATCTGAAGATATAGGAGCCAGAAAAGCAGATCCAGAAAAATATCTTAAAGATGCTAAAAAACTTAAAAAACAATTTTTTGACACCTTACTTGATGATCCAGATGATTTAAATCTTCGTTCTATTTTCTATACAGCGCAAAGTTATATGGACTATGGAATGCATGAAGAAGCAATTAGATGGTATAGATTATATACTAAGATAAGAGGTAATTGGCTTGAAGAACATTTTGAAGCACAATTAAGAATAGCTAATTGTTATATTAGACTAGATGCTGGTTCTAATTTAATAGAACATGAAATGAAAAAAGCCATTGACATTTATCCAGATAGAGCAGAACCATATTTTATTTTAGGTAATTATTTTAATAATAAAAAACAATCAGAAAAGGCATATTATTATCTTAAACAAGCTCAATCTAAAGATGTAGAGTTAGTTAAACAAAAATACTTACTATTCATAAATGAGTTTAACTATGGAAAGTATGTGAATGATGAATTATCAGTGGCTTGTTATTGGACATATAGATATGATGAAGGAATAAAACTAATAGAAGAAATCATTGATGATCCTAAACACAATCATGATAACAAACGATTACTAGATAATTTGAATTTCTTAAAACAAAAAATTAATAAATGATAAAGTTACATTTATTAACTCGTTGTACTAGATTAAGCAATTTAAGAATCATTAGAGACACTGTATTCCCTAGTCCCTTAGATGTGACATGGCATATAATTTTTGACACTAGTATTGTAAAAAGTTTTAATAAGGTTTTAATAAATGAATTAAAACAACTTCCAACAAAAATTTATTACATAGAAAGTAATGGTACTGACTATTTATATCCTCAACTAAGTGATATTATAGGTACTATTGATGAAGGATTTGTGAGTATATTAGATGATGATAATATTATACATTCTGATTTTTACAATAAAATTAAAATAGCAATTGAACAAAATCCAGATAAAAAAGCATTTGTTTATAAACAATATATTGGAGGTAAAGATTTTACAGGCTTAAAAGTTAGAGATATAGGTCCTGAACATATGAAACTCCAACATATAGATTCAGCTCAATATATAATTGAAGCTAATTTATATAAGACAAGACAATATGAAGAAGGATATGATGCTGATGGTAGATTTATAGAACCATTCTATAAAGAACATGCTGATAAATTTTGTTTTGTAGATGAGATATTATGTTATTATAATCATTTAACATTTTCTAGAAAAGCTAATTTACCAAGAATATTATATATAGGCCCAGGTTTGCCAGAGCTTAGATCTAAACAGCTTTATAATTATGAGGAAGATAAATTAGATGTTTTTTATACAACAAATGATAACAACATTGATTCTATTTTAATAAATTATGATCCAAATGCTATTGTCACTATAGGTGAAAAAGATAGTGATTTTCCTAACTTATATAGACAACCAACTGAAGTAAGAAAAAAATGGATTCATGTTAAAGATGTTGATTTAGATTTAGGCACTAAAGCATACTATTGCGCTATGATCCAAATGTTAGAAGATAACACATCTGAATTAATATCGTTTTTTACTCCAATTTATAAAACTGGAGAAAAATTATATAGAACATATCAATCATTAGTTGACCAAACTTATAAAAATTGGGAATGGGTTTTAATAGATGATTCTACAGATGAATTAACAACAAAAATAGCTGAAGAAATAGCGTCAAAAGATCATAGAGTAAAAGTATATAGTTTTAAAGAAAAGAGTAATGGTAATATTGGTGATGTAAAATACAGAGCAGCTATGTTATGTAGAGGTTACTTATTAGCCGAATTAGATCATGATGATATATTAACTGAAAAATGTGCTGAGTATCTATACATTGCTAGCAAAACATATCCAGATGCTGGTTTCTTTTTTACAGACTGGGCTGAAGTAAGTGAACATATGGATTCATATTGTTATGAAGAAGGATTTGGATTAGGATATGGTAGATATAGAGAAGAAAAATATAAAGGATATATAATAAAAGTATGTGACCAACATAATATCAATCCTAAAACAATACGTCATATTGTAGGAATACCTAATCATATTAGAGCATGGAAGCGTGATGTCTATTTATCAATTGGAGGACATAATAGAAATTTAACTGTAGCTGATGATTATGATATAGTTATAAGAACATTTCTAAAAACTAAGTTTTGTAAAATACCAAAATTAGGTTATCTTCAATTTATATACTTACACCAGAATAAAACAGATGAAAATAGTCAAGCAGACTCAAGATCTGATATTCAAAGACGTATTAGAACTATAGCTAATTTTTATAATGATGCTATAAGAAAAAGATTTGAGGAATTAGGTGTTGAAGATTGGGCTTATTTAACTAATGGATGTGATATACAAGACATACCTAGTAGATATGGTGATCAAGAAAATTATGTAAATTATATACTTAATATTTAAAATATGTCATTTTTATTTTCAAAAGAATTAAACGATCCTCAAAATTATTATTACTATACAAATGGTTTTAATAGTGAAGAATTAGACAAAGTTTATAAAGATGTAGCTACATTAGATTTTGAACAAGCAACTACTATAGACTCAAAATCAAATGGTAAAGAAATTAGATCATCATCTGTTAAATGGATACCAAACACATCACAATGGAGCTGGTTGTATTTTAAATTAATGGATCTAGCTGTACAAGCTAATAATGCGTTATGGCATTTTGACTTATACTCAGTACAAGATTCAATTCAATATACAGAATACTATGCTACAGAAAATGGACATTATACATGGCATCAAGATTTTGGACCAGGTACTCCATCATTAAGAAAAATATCAATCACAGTTCAATTATCAGGACCTGATGAATATGAAGGCGGTGATTTAGAATATTGGCAAGGCGGAAATAATATTATACAAGCCCCTAAAGATAAAGGTGTTGTATTTATATTTCCATCATATATGATGCACCGTGTAACACCAGTAACTAAAGGTATACGTCGATCATTTGTTTTATGGGTAGGAGGAGAACATTATAAATAAATTTGGTTGTTCTTTAGACTTCATATATATTTATATCAAATAAAATAAATTATTATGGTAACATTTTTAATTCTAGCTGCTGTTATTTCTGTTGTTGTTGGACTTTGGCTTCTTAATCAAAAACAAAATGAAGAGTTAAAAGAAATTAATAGTAATACTCATCCATGGGTTGATGATTTAGCACCTGAAGTTACCCCAGCTCCAATTGCTGAAACTATTGCTAAGAAAAAAGCCGCTAAGAAAAAACCAACTGTAGTTAAAAAAACACCAGCTAAAAAAGTAGCTAAGAAAACTACTAAAAAATAATTATGGGAGTTATATCTAAAAAATTAACAGAAGAAGAATTAAAATCTATTAGAGATATTAAACAAGAGTACACTAATTTAGCTTTAGCATTAGGTGAATTAGAATTACAAAAATTAGGTGCTCATGAAACATATAAACAACTAGTAGAAAAAGAAAATAAAATAGCTGAGCAACTTCGTGGAAAATATGGTGATGGAACAATTGATCTTTCTACAGGAGAAATAAAAGCATAATATGTATTGTTAGGTGTTAGGAGTTAATATAGAAGAAAGCCTCGACAGCAATGTCGGGGCTTCTTCGTTTTATAATACACTCTATATATTTATCAGTAGACAAAATCTATTTAAAACATGGCGCAAGAAACATTAATTTCTCCAGGCGTACTCGCACGCGAGAATGATTTATCACAAATAACACAAGGTCCAGTTACAGTTGGTTTAGCTTTAGTTGGTCCAACAGTTATGGGTCCAGTAAATGTACCTACAGTAGTTACTTCTTTTAGTGACTTTAAAAACAAATTTGGTGGTATGTTTACTAGTGGTGGAGCTAATTATGAGTTCCTAACATCAATATCTGTTAGAAATTATTTCCAACAAGGTGGTACTACAGCTTTAATTACCAGAGTAACTAAGACTAATTATAGCCCAGCTACATCTAGTGCTATTCCAAATAATATTCCTGGTGCTACAGCCGCTAACGCTGGTGCTTCTATTGATTTAACAACATCACCTATCTTTAACCTAGTAGCTGCTCGTGTTGATTTAGGATCTACTAGTGTAAATCTTATTGGTACAACATTTGATAATTATCAAGTTGATAGTAACGGAAATAAGAGTGTTTTCTTCAACATGTATAATGATTATACAGTTGATACTTTCGGATACTCAGCTTCAAAAGCAGTTAATGAAACTAGCGGATTAAGCATGTTAACTTCTAGTTATAATGCTGGTACTAATGTGTTAATTATTAGTGCCTCTTCAGCTGGTACTGCGGCTAACAGTTGGACAATGTATGCTGGTCAATATTATTTCTATGAAAATTCATTCTTCCCACTTAGTGATTCATTTACAGGTGGTATTGATGGTAGTGGCCAACCAACATTTGTATTAGAAACTTTATCTAATGGTATTTTAATGAACAACTCAGGTTCTATTTTATCTGATAATTCATTAATAAGTGGTTCAACAGATAATTTAAGATGGGAAATTCAAAATGCTAATACTTCAAGTGGTACATTTACATTATTAGTTCGTCAAGGTAATGACAATCAAAACAGTAAAATTGTTTTAGAAACATATTCTAATGTTTCATTGGATCCAAATCAACCTAACTATTTAGAGGCTGTTGTTGGTAACCAATCAAAAACTGCTGTTAAAGACGCTGATGGTCAATATTATATTCAAGTATCTGGTGACTATCCAAACAATAGCCGCTATGTACGTGTAAAACAAGTTAATTACACAACTCCAAATTATTTTGATAATGCTGGAAACGCTAAAAACGAATTCACACAATCAATCCCAGTAAATGGTAGTGGTTCTCAAGGTGGTGCTTTTGGTGGTGCCTCTGGTGATGATTTAAATAATATTGGAAATACTTTATTTACTAACATTGGTTCAACAACTCAAGGTTTAGTTCAAGGTAACTACGCTACAGCTTCTGCTTTATTGAGTAATAAAGATGAATTTGATTTCAATTTAGTAGCTACTCCAGGTTTGATCCAATCATTACACTCTTCAGCAGTAGGTAATTTTATCAGTTTAGCTGAAGAAAGAGGTGATTGTTTCTACATCACTGACTTGTCACCATATGGTGTTACACTTAAAACTGTAACTAACCAAGCAGCTGGTTTAGATACTAACTATGCTGGTGTTTACTGGCCTTGGGTTCAAGTAATATCTCAAGAAACTGGTAAGCGTGTATGGGTTCCAGCTTCAACAATTATGCCAGGTGTATATGCATTTAATGATAATGTAAGTGCTGAATGGTTTGCTCCAGCTGGTTTAACAAGAGGTGGATTAGGTAATGTATTACAAGCTGAAAGAAAATTATCTCCAACAGATCGTGATAATCTATATGCTGGTAAAGTTAATCCAATTGCTACTTTCCCTAATATTGGTGTAGCTGCATTTGGTCAGAAAACATTACAGAAAAAAGCTAGTGCTTTAGATCGTATCAACGTTCGTCGTCTATTAATTGCTCTTAAGCGTTACATTGGTAATGTATCTGAAAACTTAGTATTCGAACAAAATACAGCTGTAACTCGTAATGCGTTCTTAGCTCAAGTTACTCCATACTTAGAAAGTGTACAACAACGTCAAGGTTTATACGCGTTTAAAGTAGTAATGGATGAATCAAATAACACTCCAGATGTAATTGATCGTAACCAATTAGTAGGTCAGATCTATTTACAACCAACTAAGACTGCTGAATTTATCTTATTAGATTTCAACATCTTACCAACTGGTGTAGAATTCGGTTCATAAAAAAACAAAATTATTAATATTTATATAAAATAACAATACAATGGCAGTATTAGATCCAAATGAAATAATGTTCACCGCGTTTGAACCTAAAGTTCAGAATCGCTTTTTGATGTACATCGGTGGTATTCCATCATATTTAATCAGAAAGGCTTCTACACCATCATTCAACGCAGGTGAAATTGTATTAGATCATATCAACGTTTACCGTAAAGTTAAAGGTAAAGTTCGTTGGAACGATATGAGTTTAGAATTATATGATCCTGTAAACCCAAGCGGTGCTCAAGCTGTAATGGAATGGGCTCGTTTAGCACACGAATCAGTAACTGGACGTGATGGATATTCAGATTTCTATAAAAAAGATTTACGTTTAGATATCTTAGGACCAGTTGGTGATGTAGTAGGTGAGTGGATTATCAAAGGTGCTTATGTTAAAGAAGCTAACTTTGGTGAGTATGATTGGGCAAATGAAGCTTATGTAAGCATCACTACCACAATCGCTATGGATTACTGTATCTTGAACTACTAATTCAGTTCAACATATTTTAAAGAGCCGTCCTTTTGGACGGCTTTTTTTATCTTTGTATATTTATATATATAAAACAATAAATACGTTATGGAAGAAAAATTAAAGTTTCCAACTGAACAAGTAGAATTACCATCAAAAGGTTTACCTTACTCACCTGACTCTCCATTATCTAAAGGTGTACTTGAAATGAAGTACATGACTGCTAAAGAAGAAGACATTTTAACCAATGTTAACTTTATTAAACAAGGTATTGTAATTGATAAGTTATTACAATCATTGATTGTTACTCCTATTAGTTATAATGATTTATTAATTGGTGATAAGAATGCCTTATTAATAGCTGCTCGTATTTTAGGATATGGTAAAGATTATGAGTTTGAATATGATGATCCAGAAACAGGAGTTAAACAAAATGTTACTGTGGATTTATCATTACTTGATCCTAAACCAATACATTCAGTTTTAAAACAAGGTAAAAATGAGTTTGAATTAACTTTACCAAGTAAAACTATTGTTACTTTTAAGTTATTAACTCATGGTGATGAAAAAAGAATTGATAAAGAAGTTGAAGGATTAAAACGTGTTAATCCAAATGGTTCTTATGATATCACAACACGTTTGAAACATATGATTACTTCAGTTAATGGAAGTAGAGAACAAGAAGATATTAGAAAATATGCTGATTCTATGTTAGTAGGTGATTCAAGAACTTTAAGAAAAAAATATAAAGAAATTGAACCAGATCTTCCATTAAAGTTTAATTATACTACACCAGGTGGTGACGTTGTGGAGGGCGTCAATTTACCAATAGGGATCAACTTTCTTTGGCCTGATACCAGCTTATAAGCCTATATTTATGACTGAAATCCATGATTTGGTTTATCATGGAAATGGTGGATTTATTTATAGTGAGGTGTATAATATGCCTATACAAATACGTAAGTTTCATATTCGTAAAATCAATGATTATATTGAAAAACAAAATGAACAATATGAAAACGCTAGAAAAGGTACACAAGTAACAAATAATAAACAACCAGCTCGCCCAAACATACCACAAGCTGATTTTACTACATCAGCTAAAGCGCCCAAAAAATAGGGCGCTTTCATATTTATACGCGGTAAAACTTAATATTTTAAATGGCAGCACCAACTCCAGAAGAGTTAAGAAGGCAACAAGAATTTGAAGCCAGCATTAGACGAGTACAAGAGTACTATAAGGCTATGGGCTTCTCTGTTGATACTATTAGAAAAAATACTGAGACACTTAGAGAAGATCAAGTAGCTTTAGCTGAGGCAGCTCGTGTAGCTGATGACTATTTTGATAGGATGGCTTTTTCAACTCGTGATTTAGCCAAAACTTTCGCTAATGTTTTAGGTGATGTAAAAGGATTAAATGTAAACGCTAATAAAGGAGTTGTAGCATTTAAACAGTTAAATACTATAGCAGATGACTTAGCTCGTCATCAAGAAGGTATTAATAAATTAAGTGCTAAAGATTTAGAAAACTTACAGAAAAAATTTAAGAAAAATAAAGATATTCTCTTTAATGCTGTTGACATTATTAAAGCTAAAGGAGCTGAAACTGAATTAGAGAGAAATTTAATAAAAGAATATGACGAAGCTGTAGCTAAAGGATATGATAGACTTCAAATTGAAGAAATATTAGGTAAAAAAATAAGTGATTCTTTAGAGAAAGAAAAAAATATCACTAAGGAACTTAATATTAGAGGAGCAGTATTACAAGGAGCAGCTGGGTTAATGGATAAACTTGGGTTAGGTGCTTTTACCCAAGTTATGAATCTTGAAGCTGCTAATGAAGAATTAAAAGAAGAATATGAGCGTACAGGTGATTTAAACGCAGCATTTAAAAAAGCAACTAGTACATTATTTGATGGACTAAAAAGAGCATTAAATGATCCAGCTACAAGTTTAGCTGTGTATAGTTCAATAGCTAAAAAAGCATTTAGTTCATTAGGTAATGATCTAAAAAATTTATATAATGGTTTCTTAGAAGTAAATAAACAAGTAGCTGGTTTAGGTCGTTCATTAGGTACTAGTACAGAACAAGCTAAAGTACTAATTGGTGAAGCTAAGAGTGTAGGCCGCGAAATGGGTGATGTAACATTCACTGGAGCCGATTATGCTAAATCAATGGCTGCAGCTGCTGAATCTTTAGGATTACAAGTTCAGTTAAGTGGAGAAACTTATCATGAGTTAACCAAGATGACTGAACAAATGGGATTACAAGTAGATGAATCTACTCAAATATATAAGTTAGGAGTTTTAAATAATCAAGAATTAAGTGATACAAATAAAGTTATAGCTGCTGGTATTGTTCAAGCACAAAGACAATTTGGAATACAAGTTAATGCTAAACAAGTATTTGCTGAAATAGGAAAACTAAGTAAAGCTACATTAGCTAATTTTAAACAAAACCCAGAAGCATTAGCTAAAGCAGTAGTACAAGCTAAAGCATTGGGTTCTAGTTTAGATAAAATGGATGCTTCAGCTCAATCACTTTTAAACTTTGAATCATCAATTCAAAATGAACTTGAGGCTGAATTGTTAACTGGTAAAGCTATTAACTTAGAAAAAGCCAGAGAAGCAGCTTTAAATAATGACCAAGTTGGATACATGAATGCTATAGCTGAACAAACAGGTAATATTCATGAGTTCAATAAAATGAATAGAATACAACAAGAAGCTGTAGCTAAGGCTCTTGGTTTCTCAAGAGAAGAATTAGCTGGTATGTTAACTGAACAAGAAACTTTTAACAAGTTAGGTGATGTGACAGGTAAAACAGCTGAAGAACAACTTAGAATAGCTCGTGAAAGAGGATTAAGTGAACAAGATTCTTTAGTTGTGAGTCTACAACAACAAGCTTCAGCTGAAAAATTAGAAAAAACATTCCAGAGTTTAAAAGAAACTATTGCTGGTTTAGTTGAAGGTGAACTAGGACAAATGGTTGGTAGTATAGCTGAGATGTTAAATTCAACAGCTGGTATAGCTACAGTTATTACTGTTATGGCAACTAGTGGTATAACTAAACTTTTAGTTGGATTTGGATCATTAATTAAAGCAGCTAGAGCCTTAAAGGCGTTAGAAATAGGATCAGCTATAGCATCAGGTTGGAGAGCAGCTATGAGTAGTCCAACATCATTACTCACTGGAGGTTTAGCTGGTTTAGCTTTAGGAGGTGTATTAACAGCAGCTATTATGTCTTCTGTAGGTAGTGTCAAAGCAGACGATATGTTTTCTGGTTATGGTGACAGAACATTAATAACACCTAAAGGATCATATGCTTTAAACAATAATGATACTGTAATTGCTGGTACAAATCTATTTAGAGGAAATGATGTAATATCAGGTCCAGTAGATTCAATTAATTTAACTGGTGGTGTAGAATCTAAATTAGAAGCTATGACAAGAAGTATAGCAGATTTAGCATCAAGACCAGTAACAGTTAACGCAGGTACTGATGCTATTTTACGACTTCAGACAGCCCAATCACAATATGGTGCACCTAACTCATTTGCTTAACATATTTATATCAAACATTAAAACGTAACAAAATGTCAATAAGAAACCAATTAAATGGATCTACACCTCAGGGTTTAAGTTTACAAGGTCAACCTGGTCCTAACTTTGAGAATGAAGGACAACGTACAACTTCAGATATTCAAGCTTTAGTTAACTCTAACGCTTTACAAGCCTCTCAAGACTTGTTAACTGGAAGAGTACAAGGTTCATTTTTAACACCTCAATCTAATCCTCCAGTATCTGTACCTAATAACTTTGCTGGTAGACCTTACTATCCATCTTTAGGTGGAGTTTATAGAGACAGAGGTCCTCGTGATGGTAGATACTAAAATAAAATTAGTGAATGCCGTTTATCACTCTAAATAATAACTGGAGCAGTTATGCTCCATACTACAATACTACTAATAATAATGGTAGTTTTGCGGGTACGGCTAACGCTCCAAATGTAACTAATACTCAAAAACCAACTATTCCAACTGATGGTAATCAATATAGATTAGCTGATGATGGATTTATACGTGGTGGGGCTTTAAATGTTGCTCTAGCAGTAAGACAAGATGTATCTCGTCTGGGAAGATTTGTTACAAGAGGAACAGATAACAACGCTAGAGGTGTTTTATTTTTACTTAAACAAGTTGGTTTACAATTATCTAATCCTAGACTAGAATGGAGAGGAAACCCAAATACACCTCCTCCATTATTAGGTGGATTTAACCGCCAATATACTGGTATTGGTACTGCTTTATCTGTAGCAGGAACTGCTTTTGGATTACACTTTGACCAACCAGGACTTTTAGGTAATGTTCAAGATACTCAAAAATATGGAGGTGATGTTGATAGTCCTGTAGGTGGAGTAGCTTATTTTAATAATTTTGGATCTGACGGTTTAGGTAATGGTACAAATAATTTTTCTATCAATAAAGATGCTAGAAATAAACTTCTTAGATATACTTCTAAAATAACATCTCCAACTGATTCAAATGTGGATAATATTGTTTTAGATCGTTATTTAGGAGGATCTAATTCAGTATATGGTATTGGACAAACTACTGTTAGATCTTACTTTAATAGAACAACAGTTAGAACTGATGATATAACAGGCAGACTTAAAAACTTATTAAATGGTTTTAAACCATTAACAAGTGAAAAACTAGGTGAACAAACTAAAGCTTTAGTTGATCCAATAACAAATGCTGTTGATTTAACATCTGTTTTAAATACATCTCCATTATATAGTATTAATGATGTTAATAATAATATTGAAGCTAAATTAGGTGTTTCTACACCTAGTAAAGTTGACTCTATTAATGTTATTAAAATTGTTAATAGTAAAGTATTTTACGAAGATAATAAAAAGAAAAAAACAAGTGAAGTAGCTGATGCTATATCTACAGAAGTAAAAAATAAAGTAGATGGAGATTTTGGTAAAGATTTAATTAAATTTAGAATTGAATTTTTAAATAATAATGTTTTAGGTACACAAACAAACAGTGGTACTATAGTGAATACAGATGTATTAGCTTTTAGAGCTTATATAGATAACTTTGATGATGGAATGACAGCTAAATGGAGTCCATATCGTTATATGGGTCGTGGTGAGGAATTTTTTGTATATGATGGGTTTACAAGAGATATAGGAGTAGCTTTTACAATATTTGCTCATACCAGAGCTGAACTAGATCCTATATATGATAAACTAAATTATCTAATGTCAACATTTACTCCTGATTACAGTTCTCAATTAAAAATGAGAGGTAATATAGGATATTTAACAGTTGGTGATTATATATTTAGACAACCAGGTGTGTTCACAGATATTAAAATAGGTGGTTTATTTGATGGTCCATGGAATGTTGGGTTAAATAACAATGATTCTCGTCAGCCTATAACACAACATTATGGTGATAATGAATTACCAATGATGTTAAAGATAAATTTATCATTTAAACCAATACATACTTTCTTACCTAGAAAAACAACAGCTAACAGCTTTATACCATTTATTGGTGTAGATCGCAGAGCATATCCTTATAAAGAAGTACCGTCAACTTAATAGAATCCAAGTTAAAAAAAGTAAGTTAAGTTCATATTTATTATCATGGATCGCTATGAATTTAACAATATAATTAAAACGGAAAATACACCGCGATATCGTTCATCAACACGATATCCAAATATTCCTTTATCAATAGATGACGCTTATATTATCACTCAGTATGGTGATAGGTTAGATAATTTGGCTTACCAATTTTATCAAGACTCATCATATTGGTGGATCATATCATCAGCTAATCCTGATTTACCTAAAGATAGTTTATATCCGCCTTTAGGATATCAATTAAGAATACCAGTATTCAATGCTGATATAATTAGAAGTTTGGATATATTAAACGCTTAATTAAGTTATGTCTATATTTAAAGACACATTAAAACAGTATGTTCAAGATCAATTAACTGCTAGACAGGTTGTTGTATCACAACAAGGTAAACCTGGTCAGCAAGTTAATAGTGTTTATCGTGATGATAAATTTTTACGTTATGTTGCTGGAAAGAACGCGTGGGTTAAAATGCAATCTTTTGTTGATTGTTACAATCCAATATTTGATAATAACAGTAATATTACTGGATATGAAGGAGTAAAAATAGGTACTAAAACATATAAAGGATCTGAATTAGCTAGAAAGTATATTTTAGAAGGAGGAACATTATTTGAAGAAAAAGATAGTCAAGGAATAGGTACAAATAGATTCACTTTAAGATCTGGTATTGGTAAAGGAAGTAGTACTTATGCTTCTGATATTGACTTAGGAGGAGACAGACCTCTTGGTTATAGACCATTACCTGGTATTACTTCTATTCAAATAAATAACAAATCAGCTTATGGTTCATTAAGAGAAGCTACTGTTAAATTCTATGCTTGGGATAAACATCAATTAGAAGAGTTAGAATTATTATACATGAGAACAGGTTATTCTGTTCTACTTGAATGGGGATGGTCTCAATATCTGCAATCAGGTAAATTCATTAAAAAAGATGATGGAACTGAGAATTATAGTAACACTTTAGATAATATATCTATAAGAAACTTTGACACCCCTACTATTGATATTTTCTATGATAATGACATTTTATCACCTCCAGAAAATTTAACATCTGATGAGGTTATATATAGAAAAATAGAATCATTAAACCAATCAACAAATGGTAATTATGATGCTATGTTAGGTTATGTTAAAAACTTTTCATGGCAATTAATGGAAAATGGAGGTTTTGAATGCACAACAGTATTAATATCTAGAGGTGAGGTTATTTCAACTTTAAAATTAAGTAGTAATGGACCATCTTTTGTATCAACATTAGATGCTTCAACTTCTACTCCACCATTATCTTTGTTTGAATCATTAATGTTGAATTATTCAGCTGTAATTAATGAAAAAGAATTTTCAAATAATAATCCAAACTCAGTAGGACAATTTGCTACAACAGCTAGTGCTGTAACTAACACATCAGTGACTGATTTTGTAAATGATTTTAAAAATAGACTTGAGTATCCTTTATACGCTATTTCAGGTCCATCAGTAGCATTATATAATAAAACAATACAAAGTACTTTGTATCCATCAGATGGAAATACTAGACAATTTGGTAAATTTCTTTTAACAGATGGTAATACAGATAGTGGAGTTGGTATTGAATATATTAAAATGGATTATTTTATAGCTCTTTTAAATTTATATTTTAATTTTAAAGATGCTAATAATAAAACTATATCACAAATATTAATACCAAATGACACACCTTGTTTAGCTAGTAAAAACTCAGTTTCAATAGATCCAAGTACATGTATTATATATAATAGTAAAGCTACTTTTATAACAGGTTTACCTCAAGGTGCTTTACCAAAAACAATGGTTAAATATGATCCTACCACTAATTTATATTATTATGATAATGATGCTTCAGTAGGTGATGAGCAATTTTTAAACTCAGATGGATTAGGTAAAATAGGTAATATTTTTATAGCTATACCTAAAATACTTGAAATATATCGCTCTGAGTCAGGAGGTACTACTGATGTTTCAGTTATATCTTTTTTAAAAACATTACTAAATAAAATATCTCAGGCTTTAGGTGGAATAAATGACTTTCAATTATATACAACTAAAAGTTCAGCTCAAATAATTGATGTTAAATATTTAGAAAAAGGAGCAGGTAAAACAAAATATGAGTTTGATTTATTAGGACTAAAAAGCATATGTCGAGATGTTAAAATAACATCTAGAGTATTTGAATCTCAGTCTACTATGATGGCTATAGCAGCTCAATCAGGTAATGCTAATGTAGGTGACTTATACTCATCAACTCAAAATTATTTTAATCGTGGATTAAGAGATAGAGTAGCACTTGATAAAGTAATATGGAATGATAAATCCCTAACTTACTTAGCTTATATAAAGAAAATATTTACTAATTTAGTTGTATTACAAAATTACATTAATAGTAAATGTATAGGAGTTGATGTTTCACCAAATATAGGAAAAATAACTTATCCAACTCCAACTGAAATATCTAATGCTTCATCTTTATTAAAAACATTTTATCTTCAATTAAATGGAGATGATATAAATTTCAAAGCTATTATTCCATTTGAACTAGAAATAATATTAGATGGTATAGCTGGTTTAGTACAAGGACAGATTTTTAAAATTAATAAAAACATATTACCATCTCAATATAGTAATAGTAATATAGGATTTATCATAACAGGATTATCTCATAGTTTGCAAAATAATGACTGGACAACAGTGGTTAAAACTCAGGTTTGTCTTCTAGATAATGAAAATATTAAACAAGAGTTAGTTGATTTAAATAAACTTAATGAAGAATTAGGTAAACTTATTGAAAGAAGAGAATCTAATATTATTTTATGGAGTGTGTTAGCTGATTATATGGTTAAAATATCTTTAGATGTTTATGGTTATACATTAGCTTATATAAATAAAACATCTTTAGCTGATATTACTGGTGATGAGACTGTTTTTGGTTTAGAAATTTCAAAAAAGACACCTAAACAATCAGAATTAACTTGGAGAGATGTGACAGATGCTTTAGCAGATGCTGGGGCTAAGTATTTTAATGAATCAGATAAAGACCATTACTTTTTTGCTTATAATACTTATGGAAGACGTGGTGGTGATACTTATCCATTAGCGCTTGTAAATTCAACAACATTTGGAGATATATTTGAACCAGATGTAGCTAAATATTATACTAATGTTTGGAGACCAGCCGCTATAGCTAAAGCAACCAATGATGGAAACACTGATTTAGTTACAAAACTAAATAATTTCAAAACACTTGATGATGTTAGAGCGTTAGCTGAAATAACAGTAAATGGAAAAAACATAACTACATCTGTTCCTGTAACAATACCTAATCTTGATAAATTTTTATCATTTCCATTAAAACTTAAATCATCACCAAATGATTATTTAAAAGATTCATTTGTATTTAGAAGTCCAGATTATGTTGAATTTACTAAAAGTAATACAACTCCTACCCCTGCCACTGACGGTAGTATTGTACAATATACTTTTAATAATAATGCTTTAGTACAAGATGGGCTTTTCATATCAACATCAGATCCACAAACTTTTTATTATAGATTTCCAAAAAATAATAGTGATTTATTTAAAATATATTATAATTATATAGTGGACTCTGGATTTTTTAATTTAGAAGCTCAATTCCAACCAAGTAAAACAGAATTAAACGCTGGAAAAGTATTTTCTATATATTAATCATGTATATACCAGTATCAAATATTATATCTAGTGGATTTACTAATGGAGGAGACTTTATTATTAAGTCAAATGGCCAAGCCTATAGCGGATATTATTTTACAACTACTGATAATAAATTTTATACTGGAAAAATATGGACTGAGAGTAGTGTTGAATTAGAAAGTTTATCTCAATCATTAAGTAATGCTAATATATTTGGGGGTATTTATTCTACACTTAATCCAAACTCATTACCTAAAACAGCATTCACACCTGATTTTATAATGCCTACACAACAGGATTATAATAATGGTTATTTTATACGATATATATTAAAACCAACTATTAGTTCTCAATTAAATAATTTTATTGAAGTAAAATCTGATAAGTATAACCAAGTAGTTCAAAGCAATGACTTACAAACATTATATAAATTTGCTAATGTTGTTTGGAAACTAACAGGCCCATTATATGACACTTACAAAGACAATATCAGAATAGCCTCAGGCATAATTGACACTAATAAAAGATCAATTCAAGAGGCTGAAAAATTCATACCTAACTTATCTTTATATTTCACAGACTTAATCCAGTTTGGTAAGCCAAGTTAACCTTGTTATATTTAACCTATAATAAAGGTTATGTATTACATTGTTGAAACAGAAGAACAACTTAAATACTTAGGCAAACCAGAATCAAACAAATGTTTTGTTAATATTATCACAACAAATGATAATCGCCATCCTTCTTTAACTAAACCATGTTTAGTATATTATAATGATGGAGAAAAAGGTTATATATTACCTATCGACCATAGTGAAGCATTTAAATTAGATTGGTTAACAGTCAAACAATTTATATATAGCATTGAGAAAGTATATGTGTTAGACAAGAAATTTCATTTGTATTTCTTATCAGGTGATAATTTAATTGATGTTAATTTTAATGATTATATTGATGAATCACAATTTGATACTAAAGTACATATTGACTTTAATCGTGAAAAATATTATATAAATGAATTAAACACACTGATACCAATACCTAAACATTATGAGAAATGGGAAAAAATATACACTAGTGTGATAGATAAATTACTTCTTTCTAAGTGGCATGGTGACAATTCATTTTTAAATTCTCATTATACTGAAGTATTTTATCAGATTGAAAAAAACGGTATAGGAATTGATCCACGTAAGTTTAACAAGCACTTTGAAACTACTTGGAAAGATAATTCGATTTACGGGAATACAGTTTATACACAATATAATTTATATAATGTAACTACTCGTCCTTCAAACGCATTTAATGGCGTTAATTTCGCGGCTTTACCTAAGGACGGCGCACGTGAATCATTTGAACCAAATAATTATATATTTGTTGAATTTGATTATAGTGCTTACCATCCACGAATTATTGCTAAGGCAATTGGTTATACATTTGAAGGTGAACCATATGATGAAATACCTAAAGAAATAATGTTTCAAAACATATATGGTGGTATTAGAGATGAATATGCATGGTTTCCATTTTTTAGTAAACTAAATGAGTGGTTAGATAAACAATGGCAGGATTTTAAACATACCAACCATTTAAAATTACCTAGTGGTCCTAATATATGGGCTGGTCAAATAAAAGAACCAAATAAAAATAAAATATTAAGCTATCTAATCCAGGCTTACGAAACATATTATAACACAATGACATTACAGCGTGTGTTAAAACTACTATATAGTAAAAAAACTAAAATAGTATTATACACATATGATTCAATATTACTGGATGTAGCTAAAGAAGATATTAAACTATTACCAAAAATTAAACAAGAATTAGAAGCTGATGGTTTTCCAACTTGCATGAGTATTGGCGAGAACTATGGTGCTTTAATTAAAAAATAACATATTTATGACATGGAATTTAACAATAGAGGAATTGGCAAACAAGTTATTCGCAACCTTCTCAAAGAAGGAAGACATAAATCAAACAATTGAGGTTATTACAGCCCGCTATTCTATCTTATTCAATAAAATTTTTATTTTAGAGTCTAAGGATAGTGATGAATTTATCTGCACATATAATATTGATCCAGGTAATTTAAGTACAACCACTGTATTACCTAATACTATATTATTACATCGCAAGAAAGAGTCAAATACATTATATACTATTAACGCTTTGAATACTTTAATCAAAACGTTGAATAATGGTTACGCTGATCCTAATTATAAAGTTGAGTGGAACGATTACAAGAATACCATTTTATTAACAAACGGTCCAGATCTTCGCAAGTTAGAAACAACTATCTATAAGATAGTTAATCTCTAAATATTTATTATTATGAAACTAATAGACATTTTAAAAGAAGCAGTTGATCCATTTTCTCAATATAAGCTTTTATCTAAAAAAAGAGAAAGAGATATGTTTGGATCTTCTACTATATATGAATATCTTTTAAATGATGAAGATTATAAAACACCATCAGGTTTAAAATTTAATTTAAAAACTATAGGTTATGCTATGGCTGAGGGAAGAGAAAAAAATCTTTACCATATAAAAACAGATGTTTACTATAAAGGAAAATTACTAACAGAACCTAGTGGTATTCCTGGAGCACGTGATGTAGTTTTTTCTGTTAATAAAGCTAAGAAATGGCTAGATAAGAATGGAGAAGATTTTATTAAAGGAAAAAAATATCAATACAAAAGTACTTAATAACAAAATAGAGCCTTCAGAAATGAAGGCTCAATTTAACCTAAGTTTGGCCTTCGGCTAATCTTATCTTATATTTAATTCTAAAATAATAAACAGTTATGGATTTAGCACAAATCAAGCAACGTATGCAATCGTTGCAAAACAAAGGTAAAGGCGGCGGAAACAAAGATGACCGTGCCAAGAATTTCTGGGTTCCACCAGTTGGTAAATCAGTGATTCGTATTGTTCCATCTAAATTCAACAAGGCAAATCCGTTCAAAGAAGTAATGTTCCATTATGGTATTGGAAACAAAACCATGTTGTCATTAACTAACTTTGGAGAAAAAGATCCAATTGTTGAGTTTGCACAGCAACTTCGTAAAACTAGTGACAAAGAAAATTGGTCATTAGCTAAGAAGATTGAACCTAAAATGAGGGTGTTTGTACCTGTTATTGTCCGTGGTGAAGAAGACAAAGGTGTTCGCATGTGGCAGTTTGGTAAAGAAATGTATCTCGAATTGTTAGGTATTGCTGAAGATGAGGATATCGGAGACTACACCGACATTATGGAAGGTAGAGATTTAACAGTTGATACAGTTGGTCCTGAAGTTACAGGTACTAAGTTCAACAAATCATCTATTCGTATTAAACCGAAAACTAGCCCATTGACTGAAGACAATGAAGTTATTAAGAAATGGATTAGTGAACAGCCTGATGTTTTATCACTCTATAAAAAGTATGAGTTTGATGAAATGAAGACTATGTTAATGGAATGGTTAGAACCATCTGAGGACAATGGTGAAGAAACAACTGAAGAAGTTACTGAAACACCAGTACAAGAAGCTCCTAAGGCTAACTATACCCTTAACACTAAGAAAAAAGGGTTTGATGAAGATGAATTTGATGAACTATTTAACAAGTAATTAAAATGGCTAAATCTGCTAAAAGTGTAAATGCAAGTGTATCACAAGCAATTAAGGGTACATTTGATCTTGATAAGTTCAAGAAAACTAAAAAGCTAGACCAATCGTCTAACTTTAAAACCCAAAAGTGGATTCCATTTTCACCAGCTGTACAAGACGCTCTCTCAATACCAGGCGTGCCTATGGGACATATTACCATAGCTAGAGGCGGCTCGGATACAGGTAAAACAACATTAATGATTGAAACAGCGGTGAATGCTCAGAAAATGGGCATTCTACCGGTGTTTATCATTACTGAGATGAAATGGGATTTCGCTCATGCTCAAAAAATGGGCTTTCAATGTGAAGCTGAAGCTGATGAAGCTACAGGTGAAGTAATAAATTACAAAGGTTTTTTTCTATATGTTGATAGATCAACTCTTAATTCAATTGAGGATGTAGCAGCATTTATGGCTGACATTTTAGATGAACAAAAGAAAGGTAACTTACCTCATGATTTATTATTCTTATGGGATTCAGTAGGTTCTATACCATGTGATATGAGTATTGAACAAGGTAAAAACAATCCAATGTGGAACGCTGGAGCAATGGCTACACAGTTTGGTAATTTTATCAATCAGAAAATCCCACTATCACGTAAAGAATCATATCAGTTTACTAACACATTCTTTGTAATTAATAAAACAGGTGTTCAACCAGCTTTAACTCCTATGAGTCAACCTCGTATGACTAATAAAGGTGGTAATACAATGTATTGGGACGCCTCAATTGTAATTACATTTGGTAATGTTACAAATAGTGGTACAAGTAAGATTCACGCTCAACATAAGGGTAAGAAAGTAGAATTTGCTAAACGTACTAAGATCGCTATCGATAAAATTCATGCTGATTGTGGAATTGCTACCACATCAACAGTAATTGTTACACCTCATGGATTCATTCCAGATGACAAAGATGATGAGAAAGCTTATAAAGCAGCTCATGCTCATGAATGGTTTGGTGAGGGAGTAAAAATTGATGAGATAAAGGTTACTGAGGATAATAGTGAGTGGGAAGAAAGTAGTAAGATATCTCCAATGATTGAAATCGATAATGACGATGAACAAGACGTTTAAAGATATACTGTCCAATATTAAGAATACTAAGCAAGAAGCCTTGTATTTAAACAGTAAGGTACTCTTAGTAGACTCAATGAATACCTTTTTAAGAAGTTTTGCCATGATCAATCATATGAATCCAAGTGGAGCCCACATCGGTGGGCTCACTGGGTTCTTAAAATCGATTGGTTTTGCAATTCGTCATATTAAGCCTACAAGAGTTATTTTAGTATTTGATGGCAATGGTAGCACTACTAATAAAAAGAATCTATACCCAGAATATAAAGCACATAGAAAACTACAACGTATAACTAATTGGGATGGTTTCGATGGTAAAGAAGATGAATCAGCCTCTATTGAAAATCAAATGTTACGTTTAGTAGAGTATTTAAAGTGTTTACCTGTTGATTTATTATCTATTGATAAAGTAGAAGCTGATGATGTTATAGGTTATATAACAAATAAATTAGATGGTGAAGTACATATAATGTCTGCTGACCAAGATTTTCTACAATTAGTAAATGATAAAGTAACAGTGTACTCACCTATTAAGAAGAAATTCTATACACCTAAATTAGTAAAGGAAGAGTATGGTTTATATCCTCAAAACTTTATTAATAAAAAAATATTAATGGGTGATGATTCAGATAATATACCTGGTGTTAAAGGATTAGGACCTAAAAAACTATTTAAATTATTCCCAGAATTAGAGGCTAATTTTGCAGTCACATTAGATAGTATATTTACTAAGTCTGAAGAGTTAGTTAACGAACATGGATTATATGGTGATATAGTTAACTTTAAAAAACAACTACTTATCAATCAACAACTAATGGATTTGTCTGATCCTGACTTACCAGAAGACAGTTTAGAAGAAATAGAACAAGTATTAACAAATGAACCTAATAGATTAGATAAGTTACATTTCATAAAGTTTTACAATGAAGACAGATTAGGTAATTCAATCCCTAACGTAGAGATTTGGCTTAACGAAATTTTTTCTTATCTTCAGGTATATAAATTAAAATAGTTATGGTTGCTTTTAGCAAATTAAATCAGTATGGTTTGAATTTTCAAACCAAGGTTATTAGCTCGCTTTTAAAGAATAAAAAATTCTTACTTAATATTCGTGATGTTGCTACACCAGAATATTTTGATAACCAAGCACACCAATGGTTAGTAGAAACAATTATTAAGTATTTTGATAAATGGCATGCTACTCCTACATTAGACACTTTACATATTGAGGTAAAGAAAATAGATAATGAAGTATTAAAAACATCAGTAGTAGAACAATTAAAAGAAGCATATAAAGCAACAAATGAAGATGCTGAATATGTTGAAGCTGAATTTAGTAATTTTTGTAAAAACCAACAACTAAAGAAAGCATTATTAACATCTGTAGATTTACTACAATCTGGAATGTATGATGATATTAGACATTTAATTGATTCAGCGTTAAAAGCAGGTATGGATAAGAATTTAGGCCATGAATATGAAAAAGATGTTGAAGACAGATATCGTGAAGAATATAGAAATCCAGTTGCCACACCTTGGCCTGGTATTAATCAGTTACTACAAGGTGGACTAGGTGGAGGAGATTTTGGACTAATATTTGGAGGTCCTGGTGGTGGTAAGAGTTGGTCATTAATTGCTTTAGGAGCAGCAGCTGTACAAGCTGGATTTAATGTTAATCACTATACACTTGAGTTAAGTGAAGCATATGTTGGTAAACGATATGATGCTTGTTTTACTAACATATCAGTAAATAACATTCAAAACCATAGAACAGACGTTGAAAAAACAGTATCTAATTTATCTGGTAAATTGGTTATTAAAGAATATCCAACAGGTAAAGCAACTATAAGTACTATTGAAGCACATATTCAAAAATGTA